ATGCTATCGGATGCCCAAGTAAAGTCATTAAAACCTAAAGAATCTAGATATTCAGTAGCAGATGGGGAAGGATTAAACATTTCCGTTTTTCCTAATGGAAAAAAGAAATGGGTTTTGTCTTATCGCCAAAATGGAAAGCAAAATCAAAAGATGTTGGGTGAATATCCTATTATGGGATGTAAAGAAGCACGCCAACTAGCAAGACAATTAAAATTAGAATATCAGGGCAAGGTCGCCAATTCTCCACCAGTCCATAAGGTGGTTGAGGAATGGTTGAGTATCATGAAATCACAATGGACCAGCAAAAAATACTATGACACAGTCGAATATCGACTTGCATATCTAACCGAGGATTTTAAAAATCTTCCAATTAATGAAGTTGAAAGAAAGCACATCTCGAAGAAAATTAAAGAAATTGTTGCAAAGGGTACTTTAGAAACAGCAAGCCGAGCATTAAGACTTGGAAAGCAAGTATTTGATTTTGCAATTGCCTCAGATTATACAGATCGTAATCCATGTACATTAGTAGAGGATGTAATACCTGAATATGAATCTGACAGCCATCCTTGTTTACCTGTGAGTGAAATGCCAGAATTCTTTAAACGCATGAAAGCGAGTCATTCTAGCTCAATAGTAAAAATGGCCATGCTTTTAGTTTGTTATACCGGAACCCGAATAACAGAATTGTTAAAAGCTAGGTGGGATACTGGAGAGATAGATTTTGAAAACAAAGTCTGGATAATTCCTGCAGAGCGAATGAAAAAAAGAAAAGAATTAATGGTCCCACTGGTACCACAAATTTATGCCTTGTTTAGGGAGCTCGAGAGCGTCAAAACAGATGACGGGTACATATTTAAAAAACGTGGAAAACCTTATGAAAATATGACATCTGAATCAGTTCTTACAATGATTAAAAGAATGGGTTACACAGATAAAATGGTTACCCATGGTTTTCGTTCATTGTTCTCGACCCATGCTAATGAAAGCAAATTGTTCCGTGGTGAGGTTATCGATTATCAAATTGCACACGTGAACAAATCAACCAAAGCGGATAAGACAAGTAAAATATATAACCGTGCTGAATATTGGGATGAGCGTGTGGAACTTATGACCTGGTATGCAAATGAAGTGGAAGGATGGTTAAAAGACTAATGAATAAAGAAGCTGATTACACAATTATTGGATGTAAAGATGAAGTTGAATTTATAAAGCTACTGGGTAATCCATATGTATATGAAGATATTATAAATAGTTCAATTTATAACCTAGATCCAGACAATTTTTTAAATATTGAAGAATATTATTCACGAATGGCTGATTTTCAATGCTTGAAATTGAGATATAAAAATGAATTTATTCAAAAAAACTCTGGTGCAGAATTTCACTGGTACTTTATCGAAGGTCTTGAAGCCTATATAAATGGACATTTTCTTCCTGCTTTATTAAGCCTAATATGTGGAATAGAGTCTTCTTTAAGATCGACACTTCATTTGATGAGTGATGGTGAAGAAGATAGATTGTATGTAAATAAAATTATGAATAAAGAGATGATTATTGATGCTAAAAATAAAGGTTTACCTATTTCAGCACTAGCTTTTAGTAATGAACAAGATTTTCATAAAAAAATAACAAATGATGAAAAGATCAATCTAATTAAGCTAAGAAATGATCTAATGCATGGAAATATTCGTGAATTCACAGAATATTTTGAAGAGCAAAGAATATTTTATCCTGAACACTTAATTGATTCCCTAGTTGAAATAATCTTGATATCAAAAAAATGGATAAAAGAGTTAAGTGAATTTAAAAATACGATTTAAATATAGGCGCTTATTTAGCGCCTTGAATTGCAGTTTTAATTTTTGCTACAGATTGAGAAGTCCATCCCTTATAAGTTTTTGACTCTCGATCTGGCGGGAATTTCTCCAAATAATATTTTTTAAATGTATTTGGAGCCATACCAAGTTCCTTAGCGAGTTGTCGTAAAGAATACCAAGACATTTGAACCTCCTTAATTTTTCAATTCATTACGTTCTTTGTTCAGTTGGCGCAAAAGGTTATGCAAAGTAACGGTTACAGCTTTATCTAGACTTTTGGTTGAATGAAACTCTGCTAGTTGAGACAGTGCTAAACCAATAATGTGATATGCAAAAACCTTTGCAGCCTCAGGATTATTTTTGAGAATCTCCTCTTTACATCGAGGAAAAGTTCATCTTCCTCTTCAATTGCTAAACCATTTAAAGCATGCTTATCTGTAGCTTTAAGAGATTCAAAAAAATCATCAATTGATTTATATGTTGATTCATCATCGGCATCTACAATATTAGTGATTTCTACAGAATCACTAGCCGGATCTAAACCCCAAACAATCTTTTTTTCTTGAACAACAAAAATTGGTGAATCAGTACCAGCGTTATCTTTTTCCCAAGAATTTTTGAGTTGTTGGGTAAACTCCGCCCATGTTTCAGGCGTAAATAGAGTAGGTTTCATAGTTGCTAACCTTTAAATATTTTGAAGCGCTTTACGCAAATGTGGGTCAAGGTCTTCTTTATTCAGGAGCCATGAGATATATGGGCGCGGTAATTCTTTAAGAGGCGTTCCTTTGTGTTTACCCCATGTCATTATTTTGGGTAAACGTACAGCTTCAGACATGAGAAATAAGGAGTTCAAATCTTTAATACCCAGTCGTTCAATTAGAGCTATTAGGATAATCCCAGTAAAATAAACATCCGCCCGTGCTGAATGAGCATGTCTTAAATGCCTACGTGCTTCTTCACGGTTACTCATCACGAAATAGTAAAGAACAGCCAATTTATGACTTGGTAAATCAGGCCAAACATCCCTTGCTAAAGCTAAAGTACAAATAGTCTTTGCTTTAATTGCTGGTCCACACTTATTTAGAGCTTTAATGTCGTAATCAATATTGTGGCCGATAATGAATTCAACACCTTCGGGTAAACGGAACGTTTCACAACTTGGTTGACCTTCAATGTCTGCTTCAATGATGTTGTGTACAGCCATAGCTTCTAAATCAATAGGTTCAGGACAAGAATAGAAACGATTAAAAACCTCATCTTTTTGAACCAATAATTGACCATTTTCTATGCCAATAGGTGCATAAGCGATTTCGATTGGATAACCATTTAATTTGTTGGTTTCCGTATCTAAAATTATTGCTTTCATTGTTCATGCACCTTTTAACGATTAGGCCAGCACAAACCGCAGTTGTGACATTCCCATTGTGCACCTGGGCCAGAATGACTAACTCCTAAAGTACATTTGTCATTAGTACATCTAGGACATGTCCCATAAATCACATAAAAAGATTTAATAACTAACATACATGTCCCCAACTAACGTGTACCAAGAAAACCGCGACGTTTTTTATAATCTTTACGATCTGGTGAGGGGATGTGCGTTTTACTAAGGATTTGATTTAACTCATGACCTCTACGATATTTAATTTCGGTTTGTAAATTACGTAGAATCCACTCATTTGTATCCAACGTATATTGAGTGACAGGAGTTAATTCACCAGCTTCATCAATTGTATAAACACGAGTTAAAGTGTGATTTGCTGCATAAACAGTATGGCCTAAGCGAACTTTGTATAAACCACGCTCTTCATCTTTCCCCTTAAACTCCCGGAAAGATTTATTGTTGGTCGTACCATTTGGACTATTGTTATAACGTCTAGAACCACGAAGGAAGTTAGTGTTCATTCGGCACCACCTGATTTAACAACACGTACTTGAACTTCAATAGGTTCATCTGTGTTAAATTGCTGTTGCCAATGTTGCGTCTTCTGCTCACGCACTTGAGCCTCTGCATCACACGCATAAAGGAAAGCAATAGCTAATACACTAAATATAAGGAAGCATAAAACATACGGCCATTTACTATCTTTTTTAAACTTTAGATCCTCTGCTGATGGATGCTGATAAAGTTTAGAAGTAGCTGGTTTATTTGTTTTATTCCCGCTAAGTTCAGGCACGAAACAAATAGGTGTCGATGGGGCAGATTGACTGTTTATATATTTCTGATTCATAATAATTTGCCTTTATACGTACAGTATTGGTAGAAAAAGCCTCGATAGCCGTCCAAAGTCATTGAGGCTTTTTCATTTGTGTTAGGTCAGCATTTACAGACATTTGCGAAGGTTTATATCTGTACTTCAAGCCGTTTTTATTAATGCGCTCTTCATCAATTAAATTTTTCGCATTAATATTTGTGATTTCCATGTCCTTCCAATTTGGAAAGTCTTTACTTGAACATTGAATAACACGACCACAAGCCATAGCTCGTAACGCCTCCGAAACGCTAATAAAGCCTTGATCGTCTATAACTTTGTCTTTGTAGTGATCCATGAGAGTTCACCTTTTGACGTTTACGTAGTATTGGTTGAAAAAAGCCCCGATAGCCGTCCAAAGTTTTCAGGGCTTTTTTTATTTCTTAAGATTTAAATGACCCAATTCGTACAGGGTTTTCAGGAAGTAAAGCTATTACTTCTTCTTTGAAATCTTCAATAATTTCATTACGTAATAACTCTTCTTTGACAATTTGAATGGCAAACTGAGGTGTGCTGCCAGAGCTATTCACAATTAAACGTAATTTGATTTCTCGTTCTGCAAGACCTAAGTAAGCTGAATCTTGGATGGTGAAATAAGCCGGTAATACGCCTTTTTTAGCAGACGCTGCAATTTGGGCCATTTCAGATTGAACCTGACGTGTGTTTTCTACTTCAGCGTTACTAGTAGTCGATGCTTCAATTTGCATATTTCGTACTGCAACAAGGGCATCTTTAATATCAATGACATTATTATTTTCATCAAATGCATTAAGTACTTGAGCCCAATCTTCAATGAAAACAGCAAAGTTGCGTTGATCTAATTTATGGTCTTTAAGTTGATTCAACTTTTTCCATACAACAGTTGATTCTAAACATAAAGAAGCTAAGTAGTCACAATGGCCTTGGGTTTGACCTTCACCATGGAAGTTAAGAACTGCAATAGCTTTCATATCATTTTGATTAACAAAAATTGGTGTATCTTTACCGCCTTCTGCAACTACAAAATCCTTAAAGTCATTAAATGTTGGTGTAGTAAATTCACCATGAGGACGGAAGCGAGCATCCATAAATTTTTCAGCAGCGATAACACTATAGTCATGATGCAAAGCTACAAGCTGACCACGCTCAAGTGGAATTACAGGTTTAGCTAAACCTAGAAATTTTTCGATTTCGATTTTTTCAGACATGAAGGTCTTTCCTTTAGTTGAGATAAAAAGTTTTTAAAAATTAAGCTTTTTCTTCAAAAAGCTGGTCAGTGTGTTTAGCAAAAAGCGATACATCACCACGTGTGTTTACATACATAGGTGTTTTGTCACCGTGTTCTTCGACACTTTTGCCTTTAGGGAGTGGGGCATTTGAAATTAGTTTGTGCTCTACAGTTACGTTGTTGTGACCAACGCCTTTAGAGAACTTTAATTTAATTGTGATCTCGCCGACTTTTTGTGTATCAACAGCAGCACTTGCAACCTTACTAACTGCATAGCCAAGTTGTTTTGCAAATGCACCGCCATCGATGTCATTAATAAATTCTTCGCAATCTGTAGAGCGTAATGTACTCATTATTTATTCACCATGAGATGTGTTGGTGAAATTATTATTCATCAATGAATAGATTAAATCAACAACAAATTATTCACTAATGAATTAATTGTATATAAAGTAACCAATATGATTTATTTAGGGCAAAAAAATACCCAGTATTAAACTGAGTATTTCGTATATATTTACATGTATTTACAAGGGTTAACATTCAATTGAACGGAATCCAATCATTTTTAGTTTTTGATCAAATTATTTTTAGTCAAAATCATTAATCTTGCTAACTCATGATTAAAACTATTTAAAGCTTCTTTTATATTTAAAGATGCTAAATCATGGTTTTCAAAATTATCTAAGATGAAAGATTGTTCAACTAACGGATGGTGTTCATTAGAAATATTTTTAATATTTAAAAGAATATTAGCAGCTAATTCAGGTTGAGTTTTTATAACTTCTTCTGCAAAAGTTGTTAAAACAGTATTAATTCCTTGAAATTCAGTTACTTTCAACATCTTATTTATCCTTAAAACTCTCTATGCATACCAACGACTTTACCAACCAACTTACATTCTTCTGTTAGCTTAATAATTTGTTCAGGCCATTTAGTATTTAGTGGCTCTAAATATTTTTCTTCTCCATCTTCAATTATTAATCTCTTAAATGTAGCTTGTGTATCACCAGCACAAGAAACAATTACTAAATCATTGGTTTTTAAATCAAAAACTGGGTAGTCTGGATTTACATATATTCGATCACCTGGTTCAAATTTAGGTAACATTGATGTACCAGTTACAATAAGTCCATAACCATTTTTTCCAGCTTTCTTCATTGGTGGAAGCCATTCAAGTACTTCAGTGTCCTTCAATACTGTTTGAACATCTGTAAATGAACCTGCTGCAACCCAAGAAATAACTGGAATTTGCTCTCCATCTAATTTGATTTTATTTGATAGATTTACATTGTTATCTAACACCAATTCATCTAAATCATTATTAATATTATCAATGGCTTCTAAGTCATTATTGAGCAGTGTATTGGCATCATAGCCTGCCCAAGAGGCTAATTTTTCAACGGTAGATATCTTTGGTTCTTTATATTGCCCATTCTCCCAACGAAAAAGTGTAGGTTGTGGTACTCCAGACTTTTTACTAAGACCTGTAGTAGTAGTGCTGTATTTTTTTAACAGGTACTTAACGTTTTTTTGAAGGTGCATTTTTCCAACTCCAAGATGGATAGCTAATTTTATTCAAAAATGAATATTTTTTGTGAAACAATTCATTAATGTATTGACAACTATTCATTAGTGAATAAAAATATGCCTTAACACGGAGGCATTTATATGTGCATGAATATTCAAGATAAGGTTATTTACCTTTCAAATAGTCGAGGTTTGACTCAACAGCAAATCTCAGAAAGAACTGGGATTTCTCAAAGTTCTGTTTCAAAAATTGCAAGTGGCGAACAAAAAGAAGTTGCTTATAACAAAGGTGTTGCTTTAGACGCGTTAGTTGCCTCTGAACAGAAAAGAGAATATGAGGAATCCAAGACAAAACAATTAAATCGATCTGCATAAAAACCACTTTTAGGAAAGTATGAGGCATAACCATGGCTGAAAAACTTCTTGCAAATGCATCATCGAAATTAACTTTAGAAGAAAAAGCAAAGATGGAATGGATTGCCAAACTTGAAGGCAAGAACTCCTTATCTAATCTCATCCGCTCTATGTGTAAGAAAAAGATTTCAGAAGTAGAAGGTGAGATGGCAGGTAAAAGCTCTCTCGAAGTAATTAAAAACATTTGCACTAGAAAAGTCTCAGAAGCTGAATCTGAATATCAGTTTCTCAGAAATGTTTTTTGTGGGTCAAAAGATAACGGGTATACCAGAGATACCTTCGAATTAGTGCCTTTACGGGCCGAAAAATCGCGGCATACAAATGCTAGTGATAAATCAGTCCAGCTTGATCTACTTAGCTGGAAATAAAAAACCACTCCCTGCGCCAACAGGAAATGGTCTATGGCTGTTCAAACCCTTGGAAGAATGAACGTGAGTAATTTAGCAAATCATCCCTGCTCAGGCAAATGCACTGATTTTAAAGAAGAACAGTGCTCAACTTGTCTTATAAATCAAGATGCCCCGCATCAAATCGTAAACACTCAAACCGATGAAGAGAAATTTCTAGATCGTGCATTCAATGCACAAAAGGAGATTTCATGACTTCAGAAAAAAAGGTTTGGCCGTTAGGAACCAATCACACTGATTCTGAGGGAACGCCGTGGAAGCGTGACGAGCAGAACAATTGGTGGTTTTGGCAAGAAAACTTTGGCTGGTCACGCTACGTAGGTCCAGTTAACCAAGCTTTCTTAGATTTACGATTTGAGGTAGGGACTGAACAATGATTTTTGAATTAATAAATCCTAGTGATAAATGTACATTTGAAGCGCCAAATTTAAAAATTGCAGCTTTAGTTACGTGTGTACTTGGAAACGGTCAATACTCTGCAAAAGGAATTGAAAACGACCTTGATGTTCCATTCTTTATTTTTGGTGGGCATGACGAATGGTTTGTTTCTAATTTTGGGTTGAATTTTAAAGAAACTTATATTCAAGTTCGAAATGAAGAAAAGTTTGACCTGGTAAATAGCTTTAACAGTGTTTTGTTAGGTTCTTATCTTGACCGTACTGCTTTCTATAAAGCTTATGACTTAATTCAAGATCCAGCTGAGAAAAATAAATGGCGTGAACAATGGTTAGATGAACGCCGCTCGTCTTTAAATAATATCTGTAAACGTGCATGGAATTTTGCTGAACAAGTGAGCTTGTATAAACCAGCTCAGGAAGGTGCAGCATGAGAGATCGTTTTTACATCGCATGCTTTAGAGATAATGTCGGACCAAATGTAAGTTTTCATCGACATCAATTTGCAGGTTATCACACTGATATTGATCAAGCATATGTTTGTACATTAGATGAAGCACAGCGTCATTTCAATCATGCTAGAGAGTTTGAATGTCCAATTTCTGCTGATCATGTTGATGCATTAGCTGTATGGAAAGTTGATCACCAAACAATTCCAAATAGCACTCAAATTATCGATAGTGTTTTTGGATATGCTGTTTTCGTTCAAGGGAAATATTCAGGAAATGATGTTTTTTGGTTGAATATAAGTTCTTTTGACATATCAACTGATTTTGAAAAGGCTTCATATTTTTCTAAAGATGAAGTAAGTCAACTTGATAAGAAGTATATTGCTATCCCATTTCATTTAGCTGAAAAAGCAAAACGTAGGACTTTTGATTTTAATCAATATAATCCTCGAATCATGACTCAAGGAGCAGGCTTAAAACAACCTGAACATTTAAAAAGGGCCAAAAGAAGAGTCAAAAACCCTCAAACACGTTTTAACTGCCCAAAATGCGGAAAAATCGTATGGCAATACAACCCCTATGACTTTGATCACTGTAATCATTGTGGACATATGGGGTGATAAGAATGAACACTAAGTTTTGTTTTGATAATACGCGTTTATTTAAAACCCAATATGGTTTGAATTTTTCCGAGAAAATTATTGTTGATTTTTTTGCTGGTGGAGGCGGAGCCAGTACAGGTCTAGAAATGGGACTTAATCGTCCAGTCTATGTAGCTGTAAACCATAATCCTAAAGCTGTTGCAATGCATGAGGCAAATCATCCTCATACAATCCATTATGTTCAGGATGTTTTCGCAGTTGACCCTGTTGAGATTTGTGACGGTTATCAAGTAGGTTGGTTTCACGCAAGCCCTGATTGCACTCATCACTCTCAAGCAGCTGGTGGGCAACCGCGTAAGAAAGAAATAAGAGATTTATCGTGGGTAGTTATTAAATTTGCTGGGAAAATGAAGCCAGATGTAATTACCCTCGAAAACGTCAAGCAAATCCTTAATTGGGGGCCTTTAATAGCTAAACGTGATAAAGCGACTGGACGGGTAATCACTTTAGATAAAGTTGAAGTTAACGGAAAATTAGTTAACCGAGTTGCTGAACCTGGTGAGCGAGTTCCTAGAAATAATCAATTTTTAATTCCTAACCCTAAGAAGAAAGGAAAAACATGGCGTCACTTTGTTCGTAGCCTTGAAAAGTTAGGTTATGTAGTTGAATGGAATAAACGCATTATTGCTGCTGACTATGGGGCACCTACTACTAGGGAAAGGCTTTTCTTAATTGCAAGATGTGATGGTCAACCAATTGTGTGGACTAATGCAACTCATTTTAAGAAGGCAAAACGTGGTCAGCAAAAATGGCGTTCAGCTGCTGAATGTATAGATTTCTCTGATCTTGGTAACTCAATTTTTGAAAGATCTAAACCTCTTGCAGATGCAACCTTAAAACGTATTGCACGTGGTTTACAAAAGTATGTAATCGAATCTAAAAAGCCGTTCTTTGTGAATTCAGCTGTACCTTTTATTGGGCGTGATTTTGGTACGTCAATTGGTCATGGTATTGAAGAACCTTTAGCAACAGTGACTTCTTCATTTGGCGGTCATAGCTCATTAATTAGTCCTATTTTAGCGCCGTTTTTAACTGAATTTGCTAACTCATCACATCAGCGTAATTGGTCAATCGAAGAGCCACTAACAACAATCTGTGCTCAAGTGAAGGGTGGGCATCATGGTTTAGTTGCCGCTTACATGATGCAAGCAAATGGAGGCTTTTGCGAGTCTGATGGTAGATCTCTTGAAGAACCATTATCAACCATTACGAATACTGGCAGCCAGCAACAGCTTGTTTCTACAGTTTTAAGTAAAGAAAACTTAGACGGGGCTTTAAAAGTAGCAGCTTTCCTCATTAATTTTTATGGCAATGGTGATGCACGTGATATTACAGCGCCAATGGACACACTAACCACTAAAGACCGATTAGCTTTAGTGACCGTTTGGGTTAAAGGTGAACCTTGGGTAATTGTTGATATCCGTATGCGAATGCTATTACCAAGAGAATTATATAGAGGGCAAGGTTTTCCTGATACTTACATTATTGATAGAGGACTTGATAACAAGCCTTTAAGTAAAAAAGACCAAGTGCATATGTGTGGAAATAGTGTTTCACCTTTGCCTATGGCTGCAATTGCTCGCGCAAATGATCCCTTCTTCAATCGCGTTGCAAAGGTGGAGGGAGCTGCATGAATAAGATTTTATTTGGTGATTGCCGTACGTTGATGGCACAAATGATTCAAGAAGGATTGAAAGCTCAAACATGTGTTACTTCACCCCCATATTTTGGTTTGAGAGATTACGGTGTTGATGGCCAATTAGGTTTAGAAAGTACAGTTGACGAGTACGTTCAAAACATGGTCGAAGTATTTCGCTTAGTACGAGAACTTCTGCATGAAGATGGGACCCTTTGGTTGAATCTTGGTGATAGTTATGCAGGTTCTGGCAGAGGTATTACTCGCACAGGACTAAATGATGGCAAGAACCCAAAAACGAAAGGGTTAATTTTACCAAAGCAAAATGCAGCTCAATCGAACTTAAAACCAAAAGATTTGATTGGTATTCCATGGAAAGTAGCTTTTGCACTTCAAGCTGATGGCTGGTATTTACGCCAAGATATTATTTGGCATAAACCAAATCCTATGCCTGAAAGTATTACAGATCGTTGTACTAAAGCACATGAGTACATTTTCTTATTCAGCAAATCTCGAAGATATTACTTTGATCATGTAGCTATCAAAGAGCCAGTTGCAGAAAGCTCAATCAAAAGACTTTCTCAAAACCTTGATGACCAACAAGGAAGTGACCGTGTTGTTAATAAGCATAACGGTCCAATGAAAGCTGTTTACTCGAGATCTTCACGAGATAGTTTTAAACGCTCTAATAGCAAGAGAGCTGCTGTTATTCCAAATCAAGCATATGGAACTCATAGATCAGAAAGATCAGAAAGCGAGTATGACTTACTTACTCGTAATAAGCGCAGTGTTTGGCAAGTTTCTACAAAGCCATACAAGGGTGCTCATTTCGCAACATTTCCAATGGACTTAATCGAGCCATGTGTATTAGCAGGATCTCGAGTCAATGATGTTGTATTTGACCCATTCATGGGATCCGGAACAACAGCAGCTGTAGCACTAATGCATAACCGTAATTATTTAGGGTGTGAATTGAATCCTCAATATTACGAATTGCAGCAAGAACGCTTTGAGAAAGTATTAAAAGAGAGGGCCGCATGAACTATTACCAACACCATATTGGTGACTTCAACAATGCGACTCGCCACCTCAGTTTAATTGAGCGTGCGATTTACCGCGACTTATTAGATATGTATTACGACACAGAAAAGGCGATTGATGCATCAAGCATTGATCGTCTAGCACGTCGTTTGCAATGTACTACCGAAGAGCAAAAAGAAGCTCTCAAATATGTACTTGATGAGTTTTTCATTCTTGAAGAAGGTGTTTATCGCAATAATCGTTGTGAACGAGAAATTGCTGAATATCACGGGAAAAAGAAACAAGCGAGTGAGGCTGGTAAGGCGTCTGCTGCAAAACGTGCAGCGAAAAAGAAAGGCTCGTCCAACAGTGATTCATCAAAAGATGATCAAGCGTCTAACGAAAATTCAACGGTCGTTGAAAATCCGTTAAACGAAGAACAAACGGATGTGCAACCAACCAATAACCATAAACCATTAACCATAAACCAAGAACCAATTATTGATAGTAGTAGTAATGCGCGTGAAGAAAATTCGCAATTTACACCAATCCAATTTGCTCAGTATCAGATCGATGATCACAAGCGTTACTCAATGCGTGAATTCATTTCTGAATACAGCGAGTTTCAATACGATTTCATTTCACTTGCTCAACAAAGATTTGTTTCGGTACCTGAAATCGACTTGAGAACCATGATTCAAAATTTCGGTGACTGGTACTTTGCAAACGAATCAAGTTCGTTGAATACACCAAGCATCTGGTTGGTTAAGTGGTTCTCTTGGGTTCAAAACAACGAGAAACAAGTTGCTGCAAACCGCAAGAAACAAGAGCAAATCAATTCAGCTGGTCAAAAACCACAAGAGTCGGGTTACTTCGCTAATCTTTTTGAAGAACAGAGCGAATCTCAAATCGTGGATGTAACCCCAGCAAAAAAGTTTCCAATGATTGAGGAGGTAGGTCATGCATGAGATTACCTTGAACGAAGTGCGTCAATTAATCGCATCTCTTCGCACTGTTTACGCTGCTCAGTTCAATAAGCAATTTCCAGCAACAGGCGAAAGCGCAATTCCTCTGTCAGTGGTTGAGCAAATCGCACTTAAAACACTGGTTGGCGTTCAACAAAACCAATTTAACAACGCACTTGCTCGATTACTTACAGCAGGTGGACGTTTTATGCCGTCATTTGCTGAGTTTCGCACCTGGTGTATTGGTGAAAGTTGGATGTCTCCAGAAGAAGCTTGGTCTCGCGCATGTAAGTTTACAACTGACCGTTCCGTGGTTATTACCCAAATCACTAAGTACGCCTTAGACGAGGTTATGTATTTGATCGAAGCCGGCCAAATGCGAGCAGCTCAAGATAATTTCTTCGGGACCTACAACGTGATGGTTGCTAAAGCTCAGTTAAAAGGCCGTCAGCAAGAGTTTTACACTCCACCGCTACAACTAGAACACAAAGAACCTAAACACGTTCCTGTGAGCAATGACGAGGCTCAAAAGCATCTCAAATCATTGATGGAAAGATTAAAAATCAATGGTCGTAAACCTGCACCAGTTCAAAAACTTGAGGCAAAAGAAAAAGAGCCTGAGCTTATAAAAGAGTTGGGCCCTGATCCTTTCGATAATCCACACGAATACGCAGAGATGTGCCGTCGGGAGGGTATGCCAATCCCTAGAAATATTCTTCAGCTAATTGATGGGGCGAATGTATGAATAAATTCGAGATTTTAGCGTGGGGTTTACTCATTTCATTTTTTACAGCAGCTATTAGCGGTGCGGTGGTTTGGTGGTGGTTGGCGCGTAAAGAGCTTGATGAGAAAGGAGCCAGCCATGAAAGCAACTAAATTGATTAGAGATAAAGGACTGCAATACGCGAAGGAAATCGTAGATTCAGCACCCGATAACGCAACTGAATGGAACGAGGGTTATGAGTTCCAATGTGGTCAAAGTGTAGAAATCAGCCCAGCAGATCGTGAGAAGTATTTTGTAGATTTGGTTGAGCTTAAACGTCTGGTGGAGTCTTTGAAAATCATCAACGATTTAGGTGGAGTTGAGAAGCTAACGCCTGCATTCATTACGACAGATAAGCATGTTGGTTACACGCATGTTCGCATGGTGGGAAATGGGAGATTGAGCTTTCTTGATGATTTTTGCGACTTCATTCCAGATGGTTCCATTTCAATTAAGCGTGTGATGACTGCTATCCGCGACCACGAATCAATATACGGAGGCGGTGAATCTCATGCCAACTAGATATAACACAGGCGAGTATAGCTACGATCTTGAATATCACTATGGAGATATGTCAGCAAGCATGGAGATGCTTAGAGCACGTTTAATTGAATTGTTGACTCCTCATCTGTCTGGCCGTTATGTGAAATGGAGAGAAGCATATTTCACAAGGTTTACAAAGTGCGGCGGGGATTCGGGGTGGATGTTTTGTGTAGGTCCACACGAATTTCATATTGATGGGGCGTTAAGGCGCTATTACTCAGGTTCTATTGATATTACCTACAACCAGAAAGATCGATATTTCTTGGTGGGTGAGAAAAAGAAAGTCAAATGTAAGGCTTGTAAGGGGTTTGGCTTCATTCGAGATGATGGGTGGGGGCATATAGATAAATGTGAAATGTGTGATGCAGAAAAAGGAGCCAGCCATGAGTGAGTTTGAGGGTAAATCTGGAAAGTGGGCTTGGGAGATTCAAAAAGAACAACAAGCGAAAGTGGAGGAGCTGCATGAATAAGATTTTATTTGGTGATTGCCGTACGTTGATGGCACAAATGATTCAAGAAGGATTGAAAGCTCAAACATGTGTTACTTCACCCCCATATTTTGGTTTGAGAGATTACGGTGTTGATGGCCAATTAGGTTTAGAAAGTACAGTTGACGAGTACGTTCAAAACATGGTCGAAGTATTTCGCTTAGTACGAGAACTTCTGCATGAAGATGGGACCCTTTGGTTGAATCTTGGTGATAGTTATGCAGGTTCTGGCAGAGGTATTACTCGCACAGGACTAAATGATGGCAAGAACCCAAAAACGAAAGGGTTAATTTTACCAAAGCAAAATGCAGCTCAATCGAACTTAAAACCAAAAGATTTGATTGGTATTCCATGGAAAGTAGCTTTTGCACTTCAAGCTGATGGCTGGTATTTACGCCAAGATATTATTTGGCATAAACCAAATCCTATGCCTGAAAGTATTACAGATCGTTGTACTAAAGCACATGAGTACATTTTCTTATTCAGCAAATCTCGAAGATATTACTTTGATCATGTAGCTATCAAAGAGCCAGTTGCAGAAAGCTCAATCAAAAGACTTTCTCAAAACCTTGATGACCAACAAGGAAGTGACCGTGTTGTTAATAAGCATAACGGTCCAATGAAAGCTGTTTACTCGAGATCTTCACGAGATAGTTTTAAACGCTCTAATAGCAAGAGAGCTGTTGCTCATCCTAATCAAAGTATGGGTACTCATCGAGCAGATCGCAAAGAAAGTAATTATGACCTACTTACAAGAAATAAGCGTTCTGTGTGGCAAGTCTCGACTAAGCCATATAAAGGCGCACATTTCGCTACATTCCCAATGGATTTAATTGAGCCATGCATTCTTGCAGGATCTCGAGTTAATGACGTTGTCTTTGACCCTTTTATGGGTAGCGGTACTACAGCTGCTGTAGCAAAAAAGCTCAAAAGACAATATCTCGGATGTGAGTTAAATCCAAAGTATGAGCACTTGCAGAAGGAGCGGCTATCACAGATCCATACAAATATGGAGCTTCAATTTGAAGGTGGCTGCCATGTCTAACTATTCAAAAAACACACTTCGAATGACTGTTTGTAACCATAGTAATTTTACTGAAATTAATGAGGCAGCTTAAGAAATGGCAAGATCTAGAAATATTAAGCCCTCATTCTTTATGAATGAAGACATTATTGAATTACCGTATGAAGCACGATTGCTATTTATTGGTCTTTGGACTTTAGCAGATCGTGAAGGCCGACTCGAAAATCGACCTAAGAAAATCAAAATGTCTTTATTTCCTGCAGACGATATAAACGTTGCAGAACAGTTAGAGAACATTTCTAAGTTCGGTTTTATCGAGTTATATAACGCTGATGGTATTGATGTAATCCATATCGTTAACTTTGTTAAACACCAAAACCCACATGGTCTTGAGAAAGATAGTGAGCTACCTGACAGAAATGGTATCTACACTGTCTATGAACGTAACCCGAAAAACAAAACAATTGTTGGAAAACCAATTCAGTTAAATAAAGCTGATTTAAAGCATTTTTACGATAAAACAGGACCGTTTGCCCCACAAAATACTGGTTCTGCTGTTGAAAACAGTTATCAAGATAACGAATCGAATCATGCAAACAGTAGTGGGAACACACAAGAACAGTTAGATAACGGTTCTAAAACTGTTTATATCTCAGACCAAAACGCCCTGAATCCTGAATCCTTTAATCTGAATCCTGATTCACTGAATCCTGAAACCTTTAATCAGAATCCAGAAGGTAATAACAACTCCGCCGTTGGCGAAGTTGATTCATCGACTCAAACAAAATTTAGTTTCAAGAATGCTTTGAAAAAAAATGGTGTACCTGAGAAAGACGCTGCTGAGTTCTTACAAGTTCGTAAAGCAAAGAAAGCTCAAAACACCGAAAACGCTTTTGAAGCACTTTTGAATGAAGCCCAAAAAGCAGGAATCACACTGCAGCAAGCCGTCGAATATTGTTTGAAAAGACAAAATCCTTGGGGTGCATTCAAAGCATCTTGGTACCTAAACGAAAAACCCGAAATGACTACTGGTCAACAGTCAAACCATCAATCGTTACCACGCAACGTAAATGATCAATGGGGAGCGCCAAAACAATATGAACCAGTTGCTCACACAGCTGTGAAGGGTGAGTTGATATGAACGCAGTGCCTCAAAAATTGGAATATAAAATTTCCCATACAAACCAGATCTGTAAGATCCACAAAGAACACATGATCAATGTACATGGTCGAATCGTTTGTCAGTCATGTGTTGAAAAAATCATGAAGCAGTCAAATGAAAAATATGAAAGCGATAAGAATATTCGTATTTTAAATTTGAAAATGGCTCGAGCTGGTATCCCTAAAAGACATGTAAATAGCGGCTTTAGCAACTATGCAGTAACTCACAAAGGACAAGACAAAGCTCGTAAAACTTGTGAAAAATTTACTATGGATTTCAATTCAGGTGTTTTTCGAAATTTACTTCTTGTCGGCCGTACTGGTACGGGTAAAACACATCTAGGTTCATCAATTCTGAAAAATATCATCATTAAAAACTGGGAGGCTATATACATTACGTCTGCAGATCTAGCTGAAGATATCGCGGGTGCCTATCGCCGTAGCGGTGATAGTGAAGATGAAGCGCTAAAACGCTATGTAAAAAAAGATTTATTAATTATTGATGAATACGGTTTACATGACCGTGCTGAAAAACGTCCGCAGCTTCTTGAGAGTGTTCATAAGGTTCTACTCACTCGTTATGACGAGTTGAAGCCAACAGTTGTGATTTCAAACCTAAGTCTTTCTGAGGTCCGCGAAGATCTTGGGGACCGGCTTTGGTCAAGATTTCAACATGATGGCTTAGATATTGTGGAATGTGATTGGGATGATGCTCGTATAGGTGGAGGTAAAGCACAGTGAACGCATTTGTTGATATGAAAAAATCTGAATACGCATTAGTTGCTTACTCAAACGTAGCAGCTAAATCTGAGGAGCGAAAAGCATTAGAAAAAGCAGTAAAGAAGTGGCTGAAACATCCTGGTAATAAAATCCGACACGTTGAGTCTATAGGGCGTGATCTCAATATGCCTCACGGCACCGGACCTATGTATAAGCGTTTATGTTGTCGTTGCGAAACTTGTGTTGAATGGGCGCTTTCCACTGGTTTAATCAAATCTAAGCCAAAACCAGTTGTAAAACGTGGTCCAGATGCTCGCCAATTGCGTATTTTGGCACAGAAAAGCCAATTGACCCCCTACGCTACAGCTTTTAATGAAGATTGGGATTTACTGGCCTTAGAAGTGGATTATTCAGTTACGGCATTTCAACTTGAACGTATTTATCAAGGGCGTTCTGAAATTGATCACAACTTTGTTTGGAATCGAGTTAAGCGTGTTGCTGATCGTTTAGTAGCTGAAAAGTTAAGAGCTAAAGGGGGAGTGTGCAAATGAAATCTAAAGCAACAAGCAAAAAACGCTCAAAAAAATACAATCCAAACAAGTTAACACCAGCGCAAGTTCAAGCTAATCAGAGACAGGCAGAATTGCGTAGAGAAGCTGCTCAAGAATATGAGTTCAGCATGCGGTTCGTTTCTAAAGATGTACGTGACTATATCGAAGCAAAGAAAGTTGAAGAGGCAGCATTGCTTGAGCGTTTCCCTAATCGCTTAACAATACCATATCACTTCAGTATTGCAGCTTACGGTTACCAAGATTTAGCAATTGTTCAAGTTCTTGAACATGTAGAAGAGTGTGAGAAATGGAATGTTGAACTCACTATCACAATGTCCGATAGAACCGATCAATATGAAGGGCAACTAATAATAAATCAGCCATTCACCGCACCGAAAATGAATTATTTTGAGTTTTCAGAAGGAAAAGCAGACTGTTATGTAGATATAGGTGGTGGCTTACGTAGAAAAGGCTGGAAAGGATTAAATGCAGAGATCTTAATGGCCTTAGATCAAAACAAAAATATACCTGATGGTTTTGGGATTGATTTGATAGAGGTAGAAATAAGTACTTCCTCAAAATTTAAAAGTGTATCTGCGTATAAGGAATTCTTGAGTGTTGCTGAATGGGTAAACAGTGGTGTAGCTGAGGAAAAATTACGCCAGCTTTGGATTGCTGATCAAATTATAGGAAATGGTAAATCTCTTAGTTTTGGGGATGCAGCATGATGAAAAGACTAAGACAACGCCAGCGCCAACAAAGAAGTATTTTTGCGATGTTGCAAAGCAACTCTAGGGAGACAAGTACTTTCAAAAGTTCGGAGACTGTTACTCCAAAAGAACAGCAAGCGCAATCTGCAAAACCTAGATATATCTTCACAGAACTGGGGAAAGAGAAGCTTTGTAAACATTGTCAAGAATATTGGCCCGTTGATTCTGAATTTTGGTTCATGGTTAAAGCAAAACGTAAAGATGGATCAGTTGTACATCGTCCAGATTCAGCTTGTAAGGGATGTTATGACAGTACCTATCGTCCGAATTTATCTAAGGGTAAATATCAAAAACGCTCAAATCATGAAAAGGGAGCTGCGGCATGAACTGTTTCCAAGAAAAGCAGTTAATACAAATTGACGAAGAGCAGAAAGTTATTAAGTTCACTCGAAAACGTGAATTAATTGAATGTGATCATAAACATATTCAAATTTCGGAAGAAGAGAGCGAAGTACTTTGCATTGATTGCAAAACAAAATTAAACCCTGTTCTTTGGATAGCTAAATACCTAAGACAACTTAACCAAGTTACAGATCGTAATAACAGAATGTTAGCTGAGGTAAGGGTAATTCAGTCAAAGCTTGAAAAGAAAAACAAGTTTATGTGTAAAAGCTGTCATGCGGTTAATGAAATTGACTTTAAGAAATTACCTTCTCAAGCCGCTATTACACGTGGAATGTCTGTAATTGAGCAAGAGTTTGACGGAATGAAAGTGGAGTTCTGCCAATGAAATACAAAATTGGTGATAGAGTCTATGTAGATTTCAAATCATGTAATCGAATGGAAACTGATGGAACTCATATTTTTGGTGAAGGCCAGATTGATAGGGTCGATGAAGACAATGATTTTCTAATTGGAAGACTCGATAAAGGTGGTTATTTTGGTTGTCCATCTTCAGATGTAAAACCTATTAATAAGTCATGTGTACACGGGTACGATGTTGCATGTTTATTATGTGGTTTTGGTCAATCTGAAACTACAGGTGAAAGGATCTGGCATACCCAACGATAGTATTTAAGATATAGTTTTTAAAGGTATAAAAGATTAAGCTCATCAATAGATGGGCTTTTCTTATAAATGAGAAATATTATGACTTTGGGTATTTGTAAGCTTTGTGGTGAAGAAAAAAATTTAAAACGTTCTCATGTTATTGGTAAAACAGTTTTTAGCAAAATACTAAGAGAAACAGAAGGTAATTACGCAATTAACATATCATTAAGTGAGAAGAAAATTAAAAAAAGTAATGATACTTGGGAGAGTAGACTTTTATGCTCAGGGTGCGAATCTAGACTTAACAATAAATTTGAAGATTACTCCATTCATGTATTACGGCAAGAATACAGAGATGTAAAATATTCTAATGGTCCACATGGGGTGTTTTTTAAGAATGTAGAAACATATAGAGTAATTTTATACTTTTTTTCAATTTTTTGGAGAGCTGGTTACTCAAGCCATAAAGCATATAAAAATTCTGTAATAAATGATGGCGTTAGCAATCACTTGATAAATGCTTTTGATGGTGAAATCAAGCTTAATTCAAAACACTTCTCAGTTAGAGTGAGATTGTTGAAAGATCATACAAATGCCTTACCACCAGAATTTTTAAAAAGACAAATTTTTAGCCCTTATAACCGTCTCAAAGATGATGGTTTTGTATTCAGTTTGGTTTATGAAGGGTATTTTTTTGAGTTATTTTTTAATGCTAGTAATTTTAGAGAGAGACAAAAACCAGGTTTTTTAAATAGTAAAAACGATTTCTTTTTTGTCCCTTATGTAGATGTTTTTGATGTTCCAGAAATTACAGAGGTGCTTTTCCAATGTTTCAAAATTCATAAAGAGACGCCAGATGAAGAAAAAATTAAAATATAAGCAGCGATTGAGGTGTAGGATAGAGTGGTAACTTGAATAGGATTTCTAATGAAAATTTGTATAGGTGGTGATCTCAACGGTCAGGTTGTTGAGAAAGATGTTTATTCATTTAAAGCTGCTGAAATCGATCCAGAAAAAAAGTCAGAGTATTTCATTCAGAGTTATATTCTTGGAGATAAGCGAGAGTTATGGTCAAATCTGGTGTACGAGCATCAGGCGGTTTTCCTGTCTGATTGCTCCATTACTTGTTCGCCGTCTTGGAATTTAACGTTATTGACCACGAGGGTTAGCAGTTGAAATCCTTTCAGGCGGTTCCAGCGCTTCTGCGCTGATTGCAGCAATTTATAAACCATTGCTAGGGTTGTGTTTCTTGAACCGCAATTGCGGGTTTTGCTGGTTCTTAAACGTACTGTAGCGAAGGCAGATTCAATTGGGTTGGTGGTGCGTATACTCACCCAATGTTCTGCTGGAAAATCGTAGAAAGCCAACATGCTCTCACGGTCTTTAGCTAAGCATTCCATTGCGCGTGGGTACTTAGCAGTAAACCTTTCCAGCGCTATATCAAAGGCTTTATGAGCCTTCTCACGCGTCTCTGCCATCCAGATATCATGCAGTGCTTCTTTTACTTTGGGCTGTACTGCTTTGGGCAGTTTGTTGAGCACATTGGCCGTTTTATGCACCCAACAGCGTTGTTGTTTGGTCTGCGGATAGACCTTACTCAGGGCTTTCCAGAAGCCCAAGGCGCCGTCAGCTATTGCCAGCTTTGGGCAGGTCGTAAGCCCACGCGCAACCAGGCCATTCAGCAGCTCAAGCCAGCTGGCTTCAGACTCGCGATAGCCTTCCTCAACGGCAATCAGCTCCTTGCGACCATGCTCTGTCACGCCCATCACCACCAGCAAGCACAAACGGTCATCTAGGCGGACGTTGCTGTAAATACCGTCAACCCAAAGGTACGCGTAGCGCTTGTCACTCAAATCGCGCTGTCGCCACTCTCGGTGCTCATCAATCCAGCGTTCCTTGAGCCTGGAAATGGTGTTAGCTGACAGACCTTTGGCATTCTCACCCAGCAAGGCTGCAAGGGCTTCTTGGTAGTCTCCAGTGGAAATACCTTTGAGATACAGCCACGGTAATAACTCTTCAACGCTGCGGGCACGCTTGAGGTATGGCGGTAGCAGTGCGCTGGTAAAACGAATACCAGAGCCGCTACGATCACGCACTTTTGGCACCTTGATATCAACATCGCCAATGCCCGTTTGGATGCTGCGCTCAGGCAAATAGCCGTTACGCACCACAGCTTTGCGGCCATCGGGTAAACGCAGTTCTTCATGAGCTTGCAGCAGTTGCTGCAGCTCTACTTCAACTGCTTGCGCAATGAGCTGACGAGCACCATTACGCAATAAAGCAGTTAGCACATCAGTGCCAGTTTCATCTGGTTGTGAAAGAACATTCAGGGTAATATTTGTCATGGCGTATCGCTCTACTGTTAATTATTTCTTGGAGGAAACAATCAACAGGATACGCCACCCTCTTTTCCCCTCATACACCACAAATGACTATAGCTCGATAAGCGATTAAGGTTTTGGATTTGTTTTGATATGGATTTTCATGAAGCATCTCAAATTGTTGAAAAAATGATGAGAACAAAACATTAAAATGTATATTGAAGGAATTCGATATATATTTTATATTATGTGAACTGTTTATCGTTAAATGCCTTTATTTGTTTTATAGTCCGTACTTTCCCCAAGGTGCGGACTTTTTTTATTCCTAACAAAAATAATGAATTGGAACTAGGGTCCTTTTATATAAATACAACGGTCAATAATTCTGGAACTAAGTGTTTTAAGGATTATGTCATGCAAGAAGAGTTTCAAGTTTATGTAAATCTTACTTGCTTGATTTGAGGTCGTTATGATTAAAAAAAGTAACCGCCGTCAGTGGAGTGAATTTTTCTCTAATAATAAAAGACAGGAACTCTTTAAGGATTTCAGTGTTTCATTAGATAATGACAAAGTTAAAAAGCAAAAAACTAGCTCATGTAAACATGTGTTTTTCCCATGCCGTGTAGAAAAAGAAAATGAGGGTGAAAACGGTGAAAATACTATATATAGGGGAAGCACAGGCGGTGTTATCATTTCTGGTAAGCAATACATCACAATCAAATTGCCTTATGGATTAAGCGCTAACGAGATATGGCGGGCTACAATTGATCAGAACGGAAAGCAAAGAAACAGTCTTTCAGTAGGTGCTAAAAAATATAAAGACAAGGTTCAAAAGCAATATGGACCTATGTTTAGGGCACTTAAGTTAAAAGCTATCGATCAACTTTGTGAAATACGATTAATTGTTCAGCCACCACTTAAAACTCGGTCTTACAGTGCAAAGACTTATCCACGATTTGATATTGATAACTATCCAAAACTACTAATTGATAGTGTCAAAGGTGATGGCTTGTTATTCAAAGACGACAATATTTTCATAAGTGAACAAATCAAGCTGGCAGAACCATGTGAAAAGGGTTGTGTCTGGCTTTCCTGTGTTTTTACTGAAGAAACTGATTGGTTGTCAAAAACTGTAGATTTTGATTGGTTAGCTGGGAGAAGCATTTAAATGGCGAAAAAGAGCGATTTGCAACGTCGAGTACTTATTGGAAGAAAACTTGCAATGGCGCGTGATATGGCTCAATTACGTCAAGAAGACGTAGCATTAGAGATATTCGGTACACCACATAAAAACCGAATGAGTGAAATCGAAAATGGTAAGTTAATGCCAGATGCAGAATTACTTTCGGTGCTATGTCAAAAATACGGTGTTTCAGCCGACTGGGTTCTTGGTTTTACTATTGAGCCAGAACTAGACAAAACAGCTTCTGTAGCTGGTATTCTGTTTAACAGTCTAGGTGAAATGATGAGTGAATACACTCAAGCCATGGCATTTCAATTAAGTATGGCTGCAGCACAGCATATTGCATCTTTCCCGAAAGCCTTAACTGTAGAGCTGCTTGAAGCTTCAAAGGGGCTAATTCATGCTTGTTTATCGCAAGACCAGTCTATTCAAGAAAAGGTTTTACCTGAACTTCACACTCTTATGCGTATTGTTCGTGAGTGTGAACAGAATCGTGCAAAACAAATCCGTAATTTAGAGATGGCTATTGATGATGTTTTCCAGCGCGAAGAGAATGATTTACAGCAAAAAGCTTTAATTGATCTTATCCAAAATAAAAAACGTTTTAGCAAGGCTTCTTTACAGCAGCAAGCTTTAGATGAAGTGAAACAAATAGGTCTATTTGCTGAATAAGGGATAGACTTTAATGGCTCGCAAGATTGAATACTCGGAAGAAATTTGGAACCGGCTAAAAGAAGTCTATGAATCTTCACCTAAGATTACATGGCAAGCTTTAGTAGATCATGTTGGCGAAGAACTCGGTTGTGAGATGCCTTCGCCATCCGTTGTACGCCGTAAAGCACTTGCTGAGAAATGGAAAAAGAAAGCTAAATCTTTAGTCAAAAAGACAGCCCAAGAGCTCAATAAAGAGATTAAAAAATTGACCAAAAAAAACAATGGTCAAGAAAATACACAAACTACTGATAAATCGGAAAAAAGTGATAGTCAAAATTCTGTCAAAAAAACGTCAAATATTGCTGAATTTAATAGTCAAAACTCTAAAAATAATGGTCATAACAACGGCGGGCGTTCTACAGTCAACGAGAACTATCTAAAGTCAGCTTTGGTTGTCAAAAATAACCGTATAAGAGCTCATAAGCTTGGAGAGTTAATTACAGACACTATCGATAGTGTTATTCATATTAGAGATGAAGTACTGAATTTAAATAATCCAACTGAGGAACAATTAGCATTAGTCAAGTTCAAGATGGGACTTATATGTCAGGTTGTAGATTTAAACGTTAAGCAAAGTATCAGCATTTCTAACATTGCCAAGACAGAAGCAATGTTCTGGGGCTTAGATGTAGATGATCTTAAAGACCAGTCGGAAGTTCAAGCACGGCGTAGTTCAGTTATTTCAGGTGCTGAAGAAAGAATGGCAATTGCAAAAGCTAATATGAAAAAGAAAAAAGAAGAGGCGTTTATGCGAAAGTTAGCGTTAATTGAAGCCGGTGAAGTAGAGCCTGAAGATGAAAAAAGTGAAAATTGAGCTGGAAAAATGCCAGACTTAATTTAATGTGCAGTTCTGCTTAAGTTATAATCACTTATTTCGAATTTTTATTAAAATTACCAGAGAATTAAGAAACTTATGACTATATTAGTAAGTATCTAAACTTTTTTGGAGGTCATAAAATGACATTCATTACAGCAGCTGAAGCTGCAAAAATTGCAGAAGCATCTCAACCTTTTACTTCAAGTTATTTACTTGAAGAAATTAACCGAAATATTGAGAACCTTGCTAAATTAGGAGAGCGTGAAGTTTACTATCCTTCACTGAAAACTCGCACTTCTTTAGATACTATTCAAAAAGTTGAAAGTGAGTTAGTAAACTTGGGTTATAAAGTAAGCCTAGATTCAAGAGACAATGAAAAATATGTACTTCATATTGTTTATTGATGAATAGGATTGGAACTAAGAAATAATTTTAAAAGTTAAACTAAACATAATGCCCTATATCAATATGGGGCATTTTTTGTAATGACAGATTCAAATCACAATAATCCAGTTTTATCTTATGATGAGCTTGGCTTCATTATTGGTATGAAACGAGTTGAAAAAAAAGTAAGTACGATTGATTCGAATATTGAAAAGATTATCGAAATTCTTACTCAAAGCTTTGAAGAGCAAAAAGCACAGTTTGCTAAGCCTCAGCTAAAACTGACTGAATTTCAAAAGATGCTTAATGCTATCAATAATAGACCACCTTTAGAATTTGAAGATTTATTAAAAGGAAAAGCAAATCATGTTACACAGTCTTTTGTTGTAGCAGACAAACTGGTCAAAGACTTTGCTGATGTTTTGAACCAATCAGTTAATAACCTTAATACAGTAGATAAAAAACAAATCAACAAAGCTAAAGGACGAAAGCCAGCTATAGAAATTAATAGTCATGAAGACTTATCAAAAATTGTAAATCCTACTGTTCCTGAGCGTGATGAAAAGGGCCGTTTTGTATCTAAACCAAATGAACCCCAAAACCAATCATCGATTCGTAAAGTTGCCCAAACGATATCTACGGCGATTAAAGGGGTAATGCCGAACTCAACACAAGGTGTAGATCCTACAGTTGATGCAATCAATGAAGTTAGTCATTTACTTTCGCCTGTACGCCGTGCAGCAGGATTAGCTTTGCGGCCATTAACTGGATTAATGCGTAGTAAAAAGCGAAATGAGCCATTACCTCGTGAACAAGAGAACCATAACCGCAAACAAATAAAGTTATTGCAGCGTATTGCCGATAATTTAGCTTCTAAGGGTGGTTTGTTAGGTTCACTAGGGAAATTACTTTCTACAGCTCTATCTGCTGGCAGTGGGCTGTTAGGTGGAGTACTGGGCAAAGGTAGAAAAGGTATTGGGAAATTAGGGAAGGGTCTTGGAAAAGTCCTCAAGTTTGGCCGTGGTCTACCCGTAATTGGTGCACTTGCTGCTGGTGCATCATTGTTAGATTGGAATGAACAAAGTACACAAGAAAAGGGGGGTACAGTTGGTAGTCTTGCTGGTGGAGTGATCGGCGGTACGGTAGGATCCATATTTGGTCCAGCTGGTACCTTGATTGGTGGTATGGCTGGATCTTGGATAGGTAACCAGCTTGGTACAGCAGTTGCGCCGTATTTTAAAGAGTGGACAGATTCATTAATAGCTGCAGATGTACCAGGTATTATTAATACTGCTTGGAAAGGGTTTGTTAACTATGCAACCAATGCTTTTGAACTGACAAAAGGTACAGCATCAAAAGTTGTAGACGGTGTTAAAGATACTGCTAGTGATACCTTAGATTTCATTAAGGATAAATTTAATCGCTTTAATCCATTTCATGACGGCGTTCCCACATGGGGCATTGGGCAAGGAGTTTATAAGCCGGGTTTTGGTGCAAATAAAAATGTACCTGTTTATGGTTCAACTGTTTCTCCAATTGGTGAAAAAACTAAGGAAAAGCAACTTGCAGTTTACAATGCAATGAAGAAAGCTGGTTTTAATGATAATTGGGCTGCTGGTTTAACTGCTTCTGTTGGTAGGGAAAATGACTACCAAGATAAATATCTGTTTGGTAAACACCAGGATAAAGCTGGTGGTACGAATATGGGTATGATCTCTTGGCAAGGAGCCCGTAAAGACAGGCTTACGGCATATATGAAGGAAAGGGGATTACTAGATGCAAACGGTAATATGGTACGGAGCCAAGCAGCTTTAGATGCACAAGGTGCATTTATGAAGCATGAAATCGAAACGAATCCTGAATATGCTTCGGTTAAAGCGTATATGCAGAATAACCCAAATGCATCAAAAGAAGATATTGCCCGAGTTCTCGGCACAAAATATGTAAGATGGGCGTATGGGCAAACAAAGCTTCGCAATGGGAAGTCATTTGATTATAGACCGCATTTAGAAAAGGAATATAAATACAGAGCTAACATTGATAAAACTGTTCAGGAACAGAAAACAAATCTACCTAAAGAAAATAACCCAGCTGTATCAGATTTGAAATCAAGTCATATTGTGGACAATACAAGAGCTAAAGTTGCTAGTGTTTTAAGCACCCAAAAAGCTATCGTTCCTCAAGCTACTACAAAAGCAAAACCTTCATTAAATAATCAAAATAGATTATTAACTAATGTCACGCCGTTTAAGCAACCTTTAAATACTCCTAACCCACAGGAAGTTGTTGTTGTAAATCAGAATAATGGTAACATCGGGCAGAATGTTAGTGATCGTTTCCTTGCTCATGCTTTAACTGGCGGCATTGGAATGGGGAAATTAGACGTTTAGTTTTGGGATATATATGACTTTAAAATTATTAAAATTATCTTTCTTAGTTACGGCAGCTTTTTCAAGTTATGTTCAAGCTGCTACAAGTGTTAATGATATTTTGAATAAACAAATAATTGCTACCAACAGTGAAAATATTAATTCGACAAAGGTAATTAGTGAACTTTGTATTTTTAGTTGTGATTTATTAAGTACAAACCCTGAAGTGTCTTATGGTGGCATGGACGAACTTTATGTTCTTTTACGAGAAAAATATGGTTTAGATTCTAAGCAAAGTTGTAAGTTCTATAAAAGGACAACTGGCAATGTAATATTAGATACACAATATAAAATTGCAGCCTTACAGGGAACGCCAAATCCTGATGCCTATTCAGATTCAATTTTTAATAATTTGATATATAAGCAAGGAATATATAGTTCTTCAGATGTAAATGTGGACATTTATTATGATTTAGTTGACATTGCTAGAATCAATAATCCTGAATTAGATGAAAATAGCAAAAACAATCTAGTAAAAACTTTTCAAATGCGCCATCGTTTTATTGCCAATAGTTGTGGTGAAAAATTTATGATGGCTTATGACAAGTACTTAAATAAAGTTAGTGAGTTAAGAGAGGCTGAATATATTGAAGCAATTAATAAAAAGAATGCTAAAGAACGGGAAAAAGAGGAATGGGAAGAAGAAATCCGTTTAGCAAAACAAGCAAGAGATCGAGCCGATGCGGAGAGGGAGGAACAAGCCCGTTTAATTGATGCTAAGAAGCGGGAAAATAGACAAAAAATTAATCTATGCAAAAGTACTAATAATTATAAGCTATTTATAGAATCCTCTAATGTTGTTAGTGCACGAAATAGTATTAAAGTTGCACAAGACGTTTTAAAAGAAGAAGATAGGTTACAAAGTTTTAGCGGTGTCACTCGTTTAGATAGGCGTTATGCAGCTGCTCAACGGATCGAGTATGGGCAAAAAACTCTAAATCAAAGCTTTGCCAAGTATAAACAATTGGGTGGAAGTGCAAGTAGTGTTGCTAATGTGACACCTCTAAATAATCCATGTAAGGGTTTGTGATTTTTCCAATATGATCAAGAAAAACCGCCGTGATAGTTATCACGGCATTTTTTTTCATATAACTTGATCTATTCTTAACTTAACGTAAGTGAAGCAAATAAAATCACAGTATAGAGTTGTAACTCTATAAATCTTTAATTTTGGAATCTTGGGGTTGTAAGTTTAAAATTAATAATTTCAATAAGTTGAATTTTTATTAATAACTATTTGATTTTAAATTTGTTGACAATATTTTTTTTAGAACTATTATTAAAAAAGGTGTCTAAAAATCTGAAATATCATTCAAAAGGAGTTCTTGGTGAAAAACTATACAGTTGCTGTAAAGATTACAGAATCTAAGTCTTTCTTTAAAAAAGATATTTATGAGGCTGCACTTTTTGATAAACCGAATATTAATGCTACTGGTTCCAGTTATGACGAGGTGATTAGGAAGGTATATGAGAAGACGCTTGAGTATTTTGATTTTCTAAGTGACCAAGGTCTTGATATTCCTGAGCCGACTGAAATTAATTCAATAACATTTAAAAAACGTGATAAAGATGTTTTTTTTCATGTCATAACAATTGATACATCAATCTATGCGGAAAAGACTGAAAAGATTAACGTTACAATTCCCATATCTTTAACACGAAAAATTGATGACTTTCTAAAAGATAAAGTACATAACTCAAATCTTTTCTCCTCTAGATCAGATTACATAACCAAATCTTGCCAAAGATATTTACCCTATGCGAATTATCTTGCCTCGCTCTACAATAATGAAGATTTAATAATTGCTCACAGATATCACGAAAGTAATACCACGAGAAATTGTCTTAATTTGCTCGACTATTTGAAGCTACCTAATTGTCAAGAAGTAATCTTATTTGCGACTTATCGTACACCTACTGATGGGTTTAGTAGAGATGACGGGCCTGAAACTAATTTGCCCCTCATGGGAGCAATTGCGAAAGTCCAATTACCAGGATTAAACGAGATTTATATTATTTTTGATGGACTTTTCCTAACCGCGCAAAGGAAGCCGCGCTACAATGAAGTAAAAGCTGTGCTGGATACAGCTTTGGAAACAGATAAAACATCATTTATTCAATTATCAGTTCCATTTACTTCACAGTTAGATCCTGTGGAAGCAGTCAAAATATTAAGTGAATTTCCTAGACAGAAATTAACTAAGGAAACTCGACCTACTTTTTTTAATTTATTAAGTAATCTAACAGAAGAACAATATGTAAATTTTTAACCACAAAAAAGCCTCGCAGTCCGTGGAAAGAAAACGAGGCCTGTCATTGCATAGGAGCAACAACATGCGTACTTTAACACAAATTAATGTACCTTTTCATAGTGCTGATTTAGTAATTATTGAATTCAACAATCAGCCATTTACGGCCATGCGCCCAATTGTTGAAGGGATGGGCCTCACATGGCAATCACAATATGAAAAGTTAAAACAAAGATTTAGTTCAGTTATCACTGAAATAGTGACAACTGGAAAAGATGGTAAACAGTACAATATGGTTTGTTTACCTGTTCGTAAGCTTTTTGGATGGTTAATGACTATAAGTCCAAATAAGGTTAAACCAGCCCTCCGTGATACAGTAATTTTGTACCAGCAAGAGTGCGACGATGTGCTGTGGGAATACTGGACTAAAGGGCAAGCAATAAACCAACGCTTAACCATTTCTCCAGAACAACAAAATGCACTGCACGAAATAGTTGATCGCCGTGCAGGAAGGGATCGAAGCTTAAGAGCTTCAATGTGGATTCGTCATAACAGACATTTTGGCATAGCTAAATATAGCCAATTACTTTCAATCCATTTTGATGATGCGAAGCAGTACCTTGAGACAATACCACTTCATGAGCTTGTCCCAACTGAAACAGATACACTTAAACGTTTAGAAAAATTCCTAGATAATCTCGCTGCTCGGTATCCAGCTCTTGAGAATCCGTTGGCATATGAAATTGCTCAACTGATAGGTGAGAAGCTAAAGTATCAATCTCCTAAAGGGCCTAAAAACTTTTGGATATCGATTCAAGAAAGCGGCGCAGTTTCTGTACAGCAATATTCACTACACCACACACCCGTTAATGTTGTGCAATTGCGTGAACGCTTTAATCAATTGTGGGATTTCTTACATAAAGATGAGGTGCTTGAACTTGGAAAAGTGTTAAAACGATTTCCGTATCAACATGTGAATGGATAGGGCTTATTAATCTTCTAAGAGTTTACAAAATGAACTCCCCTTAATTTAAAAGCCAGCAATTAAGCTGGCTTTTTTAAATTTAATGACAAATATAAAATTCTTAATTTAATTGATATTTCCAATGTAATTGATCATATAGTTCTTGAAAAATATTATTCATAAATGCATAATTCGCGCGCGTTTTAAGGATTATGTTAATGACAACAACAGCTTATGATACTCATTTCATGGCTTCCGACATAGCCTTTACAGTAAATCGTACAGAAGTTACTCTAAATATTCCTTTTAGGAAAGTGAAACGTTTGGGCGATATTGTATTTGGTATGGCTGGATGTTTATTTTGTATGAGAGATTTTAGCGAGGCCCTTATTGATTTTATCTTACAAAATAAAACACAATTTGAGCTTCCGAGATCTATACTTGAAAAAACAAATAGTGATTTTATTGCACTAATCTATTTAAGTGGTTCTTGCCTTAAAGTTTCTAAAATGGTAAATGACACTGAGTTTACAATAGAAAACATTACTAATGTTCCTACTGTAATTGGATCGGGGAGTTTTCATACTCAGCATATTATTCATGATTGTCCTAATGCGATAGCTGTTGTCCTAGAAGCTATTAAATACGATCAATATACTGCAGGGGAAGTAAAATATTGCAGTATTAAACGAGAAGAAGTTCATAATTTGGAAGCGCCTATCATGTCTACAACTCTTAATAATCAAATACAAATGTTGCAAACAGAGATTGCTGAAACAAATCATCTTGTTGGAAATGGCAACACATATCACGCTAACACTGAAACATATCACCATGGTGAACCTGTCAAAATTTCTACTGAATTAGGTTTACAAATGTTTCAACATAGTTTAACGAACGTCCGAAATAAATTAACTTCTAATTAATTTCAAATAAAAGCCTGCAAATGCAGGTTTTTATTTATAAACAAAATGAAATTTAATGGAACTTATGTAATTTCTAGAAAAAATTTAATTACAAGATAACCTCATTAATATGAGGTTATTTTTCATGGGCAGTCTTAATCTTGCAGCTGTAACAGCTACTACTCCATATATTAAAAAGATCCAAACGGCTTTAGAAAAAGCAACAGGTCAAACGATTGTTACACCAGAATTTCGCAAAATTAAGCGTATTGCTGGTGTTAGCGTTTTACCAGTTGCATTTTTCTTTTCAGGTGGCGCTACGCTCACACTTTATGTTCGTGCTTTAGCAGATGTGGTGAAGGCAGAGCTTAATGACAAAGTTATTGTGTTATCTGGTGATTTTAGTGATGACTATAAACCAACATTTGAAAACGCCGTGAGTTGTGTAGCTAAACTTATCCGTGAAGCACAATCTAAGATACAAGAACAAAATAAACGGGAAAAAGTTAGTTTGCCGCCGCGCCGTACTTCTGTAGATCAGAAAATTAAAGAAGTCGAAGAACAAGAGCAAAAGCTTGATGAGGATTTAGCTAAGCAAATAGCTCACCGTGACCAGCTTAAGGAACAAATTGAACAAGCAAAGCATCAACTTGGTATAAGTTCGGAGGCTGGTCAATCCGAACTGGGAAAGCCTGAATTTGATAGTGCGAGTCCAATCAAATCAGTTACAGCAAATATCACACGTGGTAAAGCTGCAATGAACAAAGCCATTATGGAAAAAACCACAGTGCATAGAGCTATGTATCGTAATGATTTAGGCTGGGTGGATTTTGAGTATGGCAGTGATAAACAGGGTATTAAGCATATTATCAAGCGCCGTATGGAAAGTGATGGCATGACATATGATGAAGTTGTGCATATGCTTGTGGATACTATTGTGCAAACAATCGCTCAAGGTAGTACACAACGGCGTACAGAACGTGGATTATCTACAAGAATAAATATTGTATTTAATTCGCATGAAGCGTCATTGATTAAGCGAGAAGGTAGTAATGCATGGCTGCTTACAGCTTTTGAAGTGCATTAAAAAAAGCCCGGTAGTTAGAGATGGGTTGCGACATCTTCTAACCTACACTTATGACCCTATACGTTCTCGTGTCATAAGTGGAGCGGGCTTTGTATATATAATAATCCATGCATTTCTTATTTTCAAATATGGAACCATTCACGCTTACATATATACAAAAGCAATACCCTTAATACAGTTCTTATTAAGGGTGTTTTTTATGCAAATTCAAATCGGTATTGATATTGTCTTAATTCTTGCATTTTTAGCTTATCTTTCCGTTGTTACAGGATGGAATAGCAAGAATAAAGCTGCGTATATTAAACAATTCCGTCATGTGCCTATAAGCCTCTTATTTAAAGAAATCAGATATATGTATTTCATAAGTATGGCATGTGTATTGATCACTATTATTCTTGTTGATTGGCGAATCTATAACGTTGCTTCATATTTTGATGCATTAAGCGTTTCATTATGGATATTCATAATCTATTTCACCATTTTTTCAACTTACCAGATCGGCACTGCAATACTAGTAAAGCTTTTGATGATTTTCAGTAATAGAGCAACTTCCTAATGATCACATCTAAAACAATTTTAGACATGGTTGAGTACTGGCTTAATCATCCGGTTAATGGGAAGTATGGTTCTGACTTTGGTGCACCTCTTTATGATTTGCTAATGGCACCTTTAGACTCGAGGGTGGCAGATAGTTTTCTTATTAAGATGAAAAAGGATCTACCAATATTATCTGAGCTTAACTCTGACCAATTAGCCCTGTATTCACAAACCGAAGGATTTGAGACGGTTCATATTCATTTAAGCATCATGAATGTGAATATAGATCTTAACCAAGTAGCAGACCGATTGGGTAAATCAGTAACAGGTGAGACATATGACATTAACGCAAGCTGATTTTGAAGCCCAGCTCCAAGCAGCGATAGATGATTATGAGATTCAGGAACGCTATAAAGCTCAAGATCCACTTGTCGTTCACCAGCTGCGTTCTATGGCTAGTTTTTTGACTGCATTTGGTCCAGAAATCGATATTGCTTCAATTGAACCATTTACCAAAACACGTGACCGCTCAATTATTGCGGATGCTACAAATAAAGGCATTTTGCCTATAGGTACACCGTGTCAGCACTTAATAGAAATTATCAACCGGTCAACAAATGCTGTGAGCTTAAGTCAAGGGCGAATGATTGAGGACCATAGCGGCGGTAGAGTATGGCGGTTGCTTCAATCCATTACTGTTAAAGCTGGTGAGACGGCGGAAGTAATAGCAGAACAAAGTGAATACCGTGAAATTAAATATGTTGTACCAGTTACTGAAGGGTTCCATAAATATCGAATAGACCTTTTAGAGGACCTTTCACTTGCAAATATTTCGGTTAAGCAGGGCAATAATAACTATGTAATTAAGCCGCGCTGGATGAATGTTGAACCAGGTGAATATGCTGTAACTGTTACTACAGATAATCTAAGAAGATTGTTTATTGAGTTTGGCGATTCTGAGAGAGCTGGTCGTACTCTGCAAGCCAATGAAACAGTAATAATTGGAATTCTTGAGACATACGGGGAAGTTGATGTTAATCGTTTAAAAGATGCGGCCTTACTTGATGTACTTACTAATGATGAACAGCGGGTATCAGTGCGTTTTAAAGCTGGTGGACTGATTAGAGAGGGCGTAGATCCGTTAGCTGTATCAGAATTACGTTTATTATCAAGCTATCCATCACTTTACGATGAAGATGCGGTATTTCTCGGCAACTTTGACTATGCAGTCCGTAAAAAATTTATGAAACGGGCACAGTTTATTTCTGTCTGGAATGAAACGTTGCAAGAGCAACACTTTGCCATTACATACCGCGACATAAATCATTTAAATCTTGTGGTGGTTGCCAAGAACCCAGCTGAACAAGCAACGTTAGAACAAGATATCTGTCGGTATATTGGTTATTGCGATAACTTGTATGAAGGTAAAGTGAATGTACATGAAGTTGTAGAAAAGCCAATTGAAGTAAAAATTAAAGGCTCTTTGGCTTCTGTACATAACACAGATATGGTTAAGACACAGATCAAAGAATTACTTGTAGAACGTTACGGGCGTGAATCATTGAGCTCAAGTCGTTGGCTGGTTAATGGCTTTAATACGCAAGAAATGGGGAAGCTGATTAATGACAATATTGTGGCTTTCCAAGACCGGATGAGTGACTTTACCATTATGCTTTCAAATGAGTTGAATAAGCCTAATGAGTGGGTGTATGTGACAAAAGACAGCATTACTGTTGAGTTGGAACGCACCGCTGATATTTCGGGGGCTACATGGACCCTATAAGCTTTACTCGGCCTATCGATGAACAATATGTGAGTACGGGCTTGCAAACCGCACTTGCTAAAGCATTTAAACAAGTATTTGCACAAAACTTTGAACAGTCCATACAAGATTTATTGGATTACGGTTGTCCTCATATCGGTAGTAAAACAGTTGTAGAACGGTTCTCTAAACAAAACGGACTTGTTGTATTACGCCGAAATAACACCTCTGACACGTTAATGCGAATTATCTATGCCAATTGGAGCAGCATGGGGAATAAAAGAGGATTAGCGTTTTTAGAGTTTGTTTTACGAATGTTGTGGGGGAAAGATCATTTTCAGATTATCCGGCTATGGCATAGCTTGGAAAAGCTAAAAGAATATCCAGCCTATTTGTCTGATTTTGAAAAGCCAAATTACTTCTTAACAAGTCGGATTAGAATTGTTTTAGATAAAACTGTTGATGCAAATGAAGTGGTAGAGCTGTCACCGATATTACGCCGTTTAGTACCAGCCAATATTGTCGTTAAAGTTCACTCAATGGCATTTGATAGAGATTTAGGCACCACAAGCTTTGCAGCGGCAATAACAGCTAAGCCTTATGCAGTCTATAACTTCCTTTAATTCAATTGGAACTGTTGAGTTAGCGCTCAAATACAAAATGATTTCATAGTCCTGTTCATTAGTTCAGGACTTTTTTATATGCAACAAGCTCAAGACAATGTTTTAGTAGGAATCGCAGAACCTATCAATGGTCAGGGAGAAAACTTATTAATTGATCATTTCTTAGGATATGCTAGCCATGAATTAGAACCACAAGAAATTGATAAAGTTATTAAAGGGGAAGTGGTTGAAGGCATTACGGAATATGCTCAGGGCCATTACTATAAGATTTCAGCAAATCCTGAAAACCAAAATGCAAAAGATTTTGAAATCAGTATTCATTTTCAAGATGGCCCAATTCCAGAACATGGGGTGAATGGGGTTACTAGTGAAGCATTGTTAAAAGTACTTATTCACCGTACTAAAACCTTGGATGAAAAATTTCCGAGTGAGTTCAACAAACAAGCCATTATTTATATGGAAAGTGCGCTAGAAGAATTTAATAAACGTACAGCTGAGCGCCGTGCTCGTGGTGTTGAAGGCACTCTTGTTAAGTAATTGGGTGAAGTATGCGATTAAAAATCTTTTGTAGAAAACGTGCTTGTTCTCAATTAATTGACTTATCTCAAATGGATTGTTTGCAAGTCTCCGAAAGTGAACATCGAGGAGGCATGATCCATGAGCGCTTTTATGATGTTTTTATTTCTCTTAAAAGTGGGTACATCTTTGATGCAACCATTGAAGATAAACAGCATGACAAGCTATTGGAATTAATTGAGTTTGATCAAAAGATTTGATTTGGAACTGATTAAATTTCAACTATAGAACAACTGAAACAATAGCCTCAATCACAGCATTGGGGCTTTTTTATGGCTAGCAAAAATAGAAAGACAAAAGTTCTATCTTACAACTTACATGACCGATGCCGTAAATTTACCGGTGTTGATCGAAGTAATGTCGATGTAGATGCAATGGTCAACTTGATCAACAGTGACCATGTACAAGAAATGGTTGCTACTAATTCATTACAAGGTTTTTACGGTCATCAAATTCGACAGCGCTATGGTATGGTGCCGCCTGAAACGGTGATCATTAAAGGTAAAGTTGTATATCTTTCACGGGCGTTTAAAACAATTGAATTACGTGCTTCAAAGGATGGAACAGTTGAACACCGAGAAGAGTTTTATGATAACGAGCCTGGTGAGATCGCATTACAAGATTATAAAGCCCAAGCGGGTGGTTTTAGCACATCAGTCAATTACAAGAATGTCGGTGGCCGTTTAATTCCAACGGGTTTTTTTGGTTTTGATTTCGTTGCACAACCAAATTATGCAAGTAATGTAGGGGATGGTCAGTTATTTGATGGATTATTTGTTCCTGAAGAGCCAGAAGGTGTTGTTTCTTGCTTTGATAGCGCAACAGATATTTCACAGTTATCACAGCCCGAAATTATTATTGCCCAATTACTTGAAGATCAAATTTTACAGACATACGACAATATCAATAGTCAGCTGCATCTATTAACCGAGTTAGGAAATGCTCAAGGATTAGTGGGTGAATTATCAGAAAAATTTGATAAACAGAAACGCCTGCAACAACTTAGAGAAGAACGCAAAAAAGAACTCTATACGGGTATGGTAAATCCTGTGAAGAGTTTTGATTCAGTACAACAACAAGCTGAACAAATCATTCAAAGTTTGGACAATCCAAACGTAAAAGAGAAACCTAAAAAGCCGAAAAAGTCTTTTGGCAGTATCTTTAGTGTATGGGGGTAAAAATGAATTACCCCAACGATTCGCTTAAATGCATCCAAAACGCTTGGTATAAGCAGCTTGTCAATTTTCGTGCTTGGTATATGCCTGAGACACAATTAACGGCAGACTGGAAGTTGAGAGCCATTGGTAACGCTATAAAAGCATGTCCGTCACGGATGATGGACGATTCAGAAGCAATGCTTTCTGAATATAGAAAAAGCCAGAAGCATGAGGAAGAATCCAAAGTGCTTTTACCTGTAATGCTTACTGCAACAGCGTTAACTGACCAACCCCCTGATGTAAATCAATTATTACCAGTGCCTGATTTTATTGAAACGGTCATTGATGAGAAACGGGTGAAGGTTCGTCTGGTGCCGACAACTGTACGTGCTCAAATCGCTTTCTTTGCCACCAATCCCAATGATCTGCGTTCAGTAATTGGGCAATTTTGCGCGTACATGTCTAGCAATGATAACCGTCGTTTTAATGTGCCATTTCAGCAATGGAATGATCATGTATTTAATTCAACATTCACTGTTTTTGAAAATGAACTTTTTCCATCACCAGTCCCAAGCGAAGCAATCAATCTTTCTATCTCAACTGTAGATATTCAGCTCGTGGGTTATACACCTAACGTCATCGGTTTCGGTGGTCCATTCGACCAAAACACAGGTAATGGCTATGAACCTGACGGCTCAGCAACGGAACAGCCCGCAATCAACGACAAAGTTGTAGTGCAAGCTGATCAGTACACATCACTCGATCACCAGCGTGTGAAGGGTGATAGAGAAACAGGTGAAATTACAGTTGAGCGTATAGATGACTGACTTAATCGATAAGGCACAAGAAAGTGCTGATTATTTATTGCAGCAAGAAATTGCAAAGCGATGCCGTTTTGAAGGCGAATCTGAAAAAGAATGTATTGAATGTGGTGAAGAGATACCAGAGCGCCGCCGTGCACTTGGTGGGGTTAAATTCTGCATTGAATGTCAAACCAAGATAGAACGTAAACGGCGCTAAGGATACATGTAATGTCTGGAATTATTCGTATAGACAGCCGTGTTGCTGGGTTTTCTGATCAACCAATTCGTCTCATTGGTGCCGCATTTGCGGATACTGGTGAACTTGTTATTCAAAAAACTGCCGTTTATTCAAATTTACCTGTACCAAGTGATTTAAGAGATCAAACGGTTGTTGTTACTGATTCACCTGACCAAGTACAGAATTGGCAATTAAGTTTCAATGCTAAAGAGCACTTAGAAGAAGTGATTTCAATTTACCAAGCTCGTTTCAGAGCAAAGTTAATTGAAATTGAGCCGAAGCTGAACCAGTACAATCCTAAGAACGTACTTGAAATCCGTAAGGTCGATAAAAACGGCCTTCAGCAAGAATTTGATAGCAGCAGCTTAAACAACGGCCACATTGCAATCCTGTTAGCAGTTTGGGCTAGTACAAAAATTGCTAAAGGCTTTTCAATTACTGAAGGGAATCAGTTTGAAGAAGATGCAGTAGATCCAACAATGCTTCCTTTTTCAATCTTTTAATTAATGGTGTTTTTACGGTATGGCTTTGGCACCATTAAAAGAAATTCCCGAATGGTGGGAACTTTGTGAGCGTTATCGATACGACATCTATGCTTTCGCCGTAGAAGCATTAGGTGTCGAACCCACATGGCAACAAGAATTACTTTTTGAATCTATTGCATTTGATGGTAGCCGTACTTCAGTAGCATCGGGGCATGGTTGCTTTGGTAAAGGGACTTTAATCAAATTAGCCAATGGGGAATTTATCCCAGTTGAGCGTATTAATCTAAATCATAAAATTCTTGCTGCAGATGGTAAGACAGAACTAGATGTAATTAAAACAGTAACCGGTTATCAGGAAATGTTCCGGTTTGAATATGAGAATGGTAAAGCTCATACATTCAATAAATCACATATTCTTTGCTTAATTTCTTTATACGATGGTAACGGGTGGTCAAAGGGCGACAAGATTGAATTGCTTGTTTCTCAATATATGAACCTTAAACCTGAAAGTAGGGAACAGTTTGCATCTTATAGGCTTATAGATGGGGAACATAAGCCTTTAAAAATTACATCGGTTACTGAGCTAGGTGAAGGTAAATATTACGGTTTTGTACTCGATCCAGATCCATTTTTCTTGGGTGAAGATGACTTAGTACTTCATAACACTGGTAAAACGGCCAGTGCCGGTATTGTTGCCTTATGGCATCTCTTGTTTTTTGATGAATCCATCATGATGTTTACTGCTCCGCAGATTGGGCAGTTAAAGAAACAAGTGTGGAAAGAAATCAGTATCAATCTAGCACGATTGAAGCAAGGGCCTTTGGCTTGGCTTGCTGATTATGTTGGGTACCAATCTGAACTTGTATACATCAAAGGCTACAAAGAAAAATGGTATGTCTTTGCGAAGACAGCACCAAAACATCAACCTACAAACTTAGCAGGTAACCACGGCGATAACTACATGGTCTGGGTCGATGAGGCCAGTGGTGTAGATGATGCCGTACTTGATGTAGCATTTGGTGCCTTAACGCACGAAGACAACCGTGCAGTAATGACCTCTCAGCCTACCCGTAACGCGGGGATGTTCTATGAAACTCATCATAAGTTAAGTCATCGAGCAGGTGGGGTATGGATTGCTCTCACATTTAATGGTGAAGAGTCACCACTAGTTAGTAAGCAGTCCTTAGAAGAACAACGGCAAAAATACGGAAGCAGAGAAGATGCCCAGTATAAGATTCGTGTTCTAGGTGAATTCCCAGACTTATCAGACGAGTTCTTAATTACCAAGCGTCAAACTGAAGAAATGTATGTTGGCGCCAGTATTTTTGATGACCATCAATTCGGCTATGTCATTACGGTTGACGTTGGTGGTGGTGTCGGCCGTGACGATTCAGTAATTGTTGTTTCTAAAGTTTGGGGTGAATCGCAATGGGGAGAGCGCGCACGCCGTGTAGAAGTTGTAGATATTCCATTATGCAAAAACAGAGATGATATCTTAGAACTATTTGCAAAGATTAATGAGCTACTTTTACAGTACCCAAATGCTAACTTAGTTGTAGATGATAACGGGGCGGGTAAAGGTTTAGGCCAATACCTTAAAAAGCAAGGTATTTTCTACGTTCCTGTTTATTGGGGCTCACAATGTTTTAGTAATGACAATAGAAAAGAGTTTACAAATAAAAGGTCATTAGCTTATGTTGGCTTAGCTCGAGCAATCGCAAGTGGCCGTTTTAAAATAAAAACGAAGAAACACAATGTGAAAATTAAAGATCAGTTAATCCACGTTCCATACCGTTTTGATGACTTTGCTCGTTATAAAATCTTAAGCAAAGACGAAATGAAACGGATGGGAATTAAATCACCGGATATTGGTGATGCTTTTGCCTTCTTATTCTTAGAAAACGTTCATTACACTGAAGCTTACGAAACTGTAAATGTCACTGACGATACACCAGAAGGCCGTGAACAAGCTGAACGTAAGTCAAGATTCAGTGCTTTAAGAGAAGCTGCCGAAAAAGAAAATGATTAGTTTTGTGGAACTGCCCCCCACCGAACCTTTTTGCCGTAACTACCATAGATCAATAAATCATATGGGTGGGTTATGGCTATTAATTTCTTTTTAACTGACGCAGGTCGGAATGCATTAAATAAAGCAGGCGATGTTGCTAGCTTTGGTGGGGAGCTTACTCATCTTGCTGTTGGTACCGGCAAATTTGATGCATCAGTTGAAGCGAAAAACCTAACTTCTCTTAAAAATGAATTAGCCAGATTTTCGCTTAATGGTGGTGGTGTAGACACAGAAACTGGAACTTTGCGTTTTGTGATGAGTATTGAGCCAACTTTAACAATGGAAGTGTTTGAGTTAGGTATATATCTATCAGATGGCACTTTACTTGCAGTGGCGTCAACTACAGAAGTTCAATCAATCATGTCACTGCATGCAAACGTGGTTGCTATCGTTACTTTTGGATTTGTTTTAACTGACGTTAATTTAAAAAATGTAACTATAAAAATTGATCCAAATACTCCAATTGCAGTGATGTTGATGAACCAGCATAGTGCAGATGAAGACCCACACCCACAATACGGCGCGTTAATTCGTAAGCTCATGACTGAACATAATCAGCATGAGGATCCGCACCCCCAATATGCATTTGAAAAAGATGTAAAAGCCAAAGACGATGATTTACAACAACAGATTGATGATCTAGATCTTAGTTCCAAAAATTTGTTACAGCAGTTAATCGATTTCAAGAAAAACTTAGATGCTCAATATCCAAAATTAATTGGAGCAGGTGTAAATATTGGTAGCTCAGCCACAGTTGAACTAGGTGGCAAAGTTACTGATTTACGTGATTCAAAGTATGCAATCTATTTAACACCAGAAAGCCCACATGAAGCATGGAAGCTTACCCGTGCTGAAAAGGGTTTTTCATATGAAGTTTGGGACCGCTCAGGTCAAAACCGGATAGGGTATTCAGGTACTGTGAATTGGTCCGTTGTTCAGGTAGCTGCAGAAACACTAAACGATGGAAACGGCGATTACACAGTCCCAGGTGTTTATATCATTCCAATTCAACCGAAAGAACAAAAAGAATTCATTTTGGTTGGTGCTGGTGGTGCTGGTGGTGGCAGTGTCTGGGAGTTAGGAGCATTGGCACATGGGACCAGTGGAACAGATACACGCTTACGTTTAAATGAACTTGATTTGGCGGTTGTTGGCGGCGGTAAAGGCGGTACCAGTGGTCAGTGGTCGAATGGTAGTGCTTTCTCAAATGGTGCTGGTGGTTTAGCAGGTGTAATCACTGTGACATCAAACATAACCGAAATTTCACGCAAGCTTGGTAACGCTGGTACAGCTGCAAACCAAACAAACCACAAAGGCGGCGCATCAGTAAGTCCAGTATCAAACTGGGGTGCTGGTGGTGATGGTGCTAATGGTGTAGGTGATGATGGCTGGGCACTTGGTGGTGGTGGTGCAAGTGGTGGTTTACTCATTTGCCGATATGTGAATTCAACCGAAAAAACTCAGTATATGACTTTAGTTGTTGGTGAACCTGGTGTTGCAACCGAAAGTAATGGTAACACTGGTAAAGCAGGTACTGGTGGCTTTGCTCGTGTAAGTACTGTTAAAGCTTAAATAGGTAAAACAGTATGAGAAATGATTATCGAAATGCTATTAGAGACTTAATTCACCGGAATCTTCAACAAAATAATATTCAGAATCTGATTGTTTGGGAAATCAAAGACGATGAATCTCAAGATCCATCACTGTTGAGTTTGAAATTATATGGTTCAAGAAACCATATTGATGCAGTACTTGTGGCGTGTGGTGTGAACGGCGTTTGGGAAAAGTTACCTCTTAATAAGGTGGCTTTTCCAAGGCTTGTTGATCTTTTAAGACTTCAAAAAGAATACTTGCAGGATAATTAAAATGTCAGCATTCAAGCCAGATGATTTACGCCGTGCCCAGCTGCAATTAAACCAGTCTTTGCAAAATGGTGGAGTTCGTAGAGATCAACAGAGCCGCCAGCGTGCAGATAGAGAACAGCGGGCATTTGCAGAAAAAGAAATTGAATATGATGATTGGGGACGAAAGATCCCTAAACCTATGTTCTTGCGACCACAAGATATTGCCCAAGGGGAAAAATATGATGTCGAAAGGGTACTTTTTACAACATTAGGTCAGCGAAATGGAGAAGTACCACGGCGTATTACCCGTGATGATATCTTGGCATTTCAGGAAAACATTCAACTATTAAAAGATCAGTATAGTAAGGGTATTACCCCTCAAAACATCATTAATTTAAGCCGACAAGACGATATTGACCGGGCAAATGAGCAAATCTATTTGGCGGTTCCAGTAAGCAGAAAAGCTGGTTTAGTTCACTTGCTTACTAATGCCGGACCAAATAGTAAAGTTTTAAATCATCACGTTGAGATTGAGTTTTCTAACTTTAAATCTGTTGTTTTTGATATCGATAAACAGGCATTAAACACCGTCAAAAACCGCTTGGCTAAAGGCAAAATCAAATTTCAGTGTGATTGCGAACGTCATACGTTCTGGTACCGCTATATGGCAACTATTGGCGGTTACAATTTAGGACGTGATGAGGGCGGCTTTCCAAAGATACGTAACCCGCATTTATCCGGTGTGGCATGTAAGCATGTATTGCGCGTTGTTAAGTGGATTAGTTCACCATCTGGGATTGCCTACCTTAAAAAGGAAGTAGAGAAAGACCGTAAAAAACAAGTAGGTGCACGGTATAAGCAAACAGATAAGCAAATACAGAATTCAATTAACGAGCAAGTAAAGGATTTGATGAATGGTTCTGTTAAGCCAATCAAAGCCAATATCCAAAAAGCAGAAAAAGAAATGATGCGTAGAGCTGATAAAGTTGCCAAAAAGCTCTTAGAACGCGAATTAAAAACCCTCAAACGTTTTGAAGTGGAAACTGTTAGAGCGAGTCAAATTGAAAGAATTCAAGCCTTACATAAATCAGGCGCAATCGACAATGACATGTTAAATGTCTTTATGAAAGGTTTAAGTCGAAATGCTAAATAGATCAGTAAATCAAGTTGCAAATGGACGCCGTTTAGCAGCTAGACGCGTTGTTATGAATGCTCTAGCAAGTATTCCAGCGCAAATTTGGCGAAAAGAAGTAATTTTCAATAATCCAGCTGAAGATTCAAAACCTTTAGATCCTCTTTCTTTTGAAGCGAACACTTTATCGATTCAAGATGAACCCAACTACAAGTATGAATATAAGGGCGCTGCTTATGTTCATTTCGATAAATTTAATGGTGGTTATATTCAAAAGAACTTCTCAATGAATAACCCCTCAGATTTGGTATTAACTGCTCAAGTAGAGCCATTTAATGATGAATTAGAAGATGTATTGGACAGGATAATCAACATCCCAGATTTGATTCTTAAAGAAGGGGATCTTTTAGGGTTAATGATTTATGAAAATTTAATGTTGTGGTTTGAGATTGTGAATATAACTGGTTTTAGCCTCATGGCAGATTTTGGCAGTAAGTATGTTTTAAACCGTAGAGATGATTTGTTTATTTCACCTAATGGTGATGGAGAGAGTTAATGAGTTATTTAGTTTTTAATGTAAAAGGGAAAAAGACAGGGGATATTGATATAGCTGAGCAATGTACTTCTGCAATTTTCAATTACCAGGTGATCGGGAACGGGGCAGAAGTAGAATTTTTCGGAAGTAATGTTCCTTCTGCTGATCCGCAAAATGATTCACACTGGGTGCCTATTCTTTCTTTAACAGCTGCTGCACCAGATACCGAACCATTTAGACAACATTGCTGGGATAAGCTCCGTTATAAAGTGAAAGCAGGTGATAATGTGGAGATTTATGTTTCAAGTGGTGTAAGTGGATAATTAAATGCCCTAAAATCTAGATTTTAGGGCATTTTTTTAAACTTATTATTCTGATGCAAGAACGGTTGCTCCATGTATTGCATAGCCATTCTTATTTATTTGATTAAGTATTTCATCAGTAGCAGCGATTAATTTTGAATTAGTTACAAGATCAATGTTTGTTTTAAAAGTTTTCACTACTTTATAATCTTTATCTATCTCTTCTATATTTAACTTATTAACATCAAAACCGTTTGGAACTGTTAAATATTTTGAAGAGTGTGAAGCTGATTGATAGATATCTACTAACATATGATTTCCTATAATGATTAATGGAATAAAAAAGTTAATTACAGTTATAAATAAATTGATTACTTAACTGAATAATAATTTTGATCTATTTATATGGGGCCAACTTATAAAAGTATCAAGAAAAGTTTTGGAACTAGCATAAATAAGATTAAAAACCGCATGCCATCCTTTCCTTATCTTAGATAGAAAGCCAAAGGCTGGTTTAAAATGACTGTGTTATCAGACGAAATTCGTAAAAAGTATGAGGCTCAACAAATTGCTACAGCTCAGTGCCGAAATTACTATTTCAAAAGTCCTGATGAGCTTGAAAATGGGTTTGATAGTGCACAAACAGCGGCAGAAGAGTACCCAGAAGTATTAAAAGCAATTTTTGATTCAATTGGCATCGAATATGCGCCAGAAGTTGATAAAGCTGTGATGTTTGGGGTATCACAATATCAAGCACGCCATGGCGGTGATTTACCCCATCCTTCAATCATTGCAGCTGCGTTAACTGCTGGTTTAAGTGGTGCTAAACAAGCTGGTTCTTTGCCTACTGATACCATTAGCTATTATGACAGTATTAATGAATCTGGATTTGATGATGTAAATCACCAGCATCATGAATCTGTAAGTATCGTCCCAGCGATTACTGTAGCAACTATTGCAAACGTTATCGCTTATGCAACGCCAATTGTTGCAATGATTCCAAACTCTAATGGTTCAAATGAAGTACCGTTAGTATCTATTCGTTTTGTCACCAATCGTGATTTTGGTGCAATGAAGAAATCAGAATACTTAGACGGTGCAAATGCCTCAAAGCCTTATGTAGAGGGCCGTTTACGTTTTGCATTGTCAAATGGTGGTGCGGGTACAACCTACTCAGTGGTAGCACGAACTGGCTATGAAGATTTCAAGGCAAAAACGCCAGATGTAAATGCGAAGTTACTGCCGTTTATTGCTGGTAATGTTTCAATCAAAATCAACGGTAAAGAAGTTGCGCATACTCGAAACCGCAGTAAATCAAAATTTTCAGGCAAGATTTCTGCTATTGCTGAAAAAAGCGTAATTGTAAACGGCGTAGAGTATCGTGTTGTTGGTAGTGAAATTGACCTTTCTGCTAGCAAAATTAGCGTGACCTTAAATGAAGCTTTACCAGCTGGTGCTAAAGTTGAAGTTCATCTCGTAGCTGATTTTGATGCGCGTGATGGTAACGGTAACTTCTTAATGACGCCTGTAGGTGTTGATTTTGAACCTGAATATGAAAATTTGGTGGCTTCACCAATTATGGCACAGGTTACCGCAGCAACTTTATTGCAGACTCAGTTGAATAATGAACTCAAACTCGGCTTCTTAGGTCAAGCTTTGGCAATTATTCAGGGTAAAGTTTTCTTGGAACAAACGGTCCGTCTTTTAGGTGAAGCAAAAGATTTGGCTGAATACTCAGGCCATGAAATTACTTTTGATGCTTCTCGTGGTGTGACTGGTAAATTAGCAGCAGCGTTTAATACCACTGGCGATCTGTTTGGCGAAGTAATGAAGTTTATTTCTGCTGCAAAAATGGATATTAATCAGCGTACTGGTGGCTCTACTGTTGCTTACGATTTGTATGTGGGGGATAGTGGTGCAGTATTCTTTAACCAACTATCTAGCGATAAGATGCCGACAAAAACTGGGTACTCTGCTGGATATGGGCAAATTGTTCGTATTGGTAAACTTGCAGATGGTACAAACGTTTACCACGCACCGTCAGCACAAGAGCTTGTAGCTGAAGCAGATACAGCATTTGATATGCTTTTAGTTGGTCGTGGGAATGAGCCAATTCGAGCGCCGTTTGTTGGGTTTATTCAAACCCCACTCTCAGTTATTGAAACACGTCCAGATGCACGTGAATCAGTACTTACTTTAATTGGCTCTCAAGCTGCAGAAATGAACCCATTGGATCGATACGCTGACCAAAGCTATGTCATTCACTGCATCAATATGCCATCTCTTAAAAAATCGTAAGTAATACAAATTAAGGCGCATTTCGATGCGCCTTTTCCCTTATTTATTGAAAGGAAAATCTCATGGCTGCAGCAACACAAAACACTGACGAAACTTTAGCTTCAACTGACGAACAAGCGACTATTAAACCAAAAAACACACGTAATAAAACCAATAAAACTACAGAAACACAGAATACCCAAGCTGGTGATGAAAAAGCTTCAGACCAAGGTGATTTGTTAAATAGCCAAGGTCCTGAAGACGGCGCTTCCCAAGATGAAGGTAAGAAACCTACTGATTTGAAAAATGGCGATTCAGATAATGAAGATTCCAGTACTAAAGATAATGGAAATTCAACTGAATCATCAAATAAGACACAACAAACTGATATTCCCATGGCCGAACATCAAATTGTGGAAAATCTTTCTGGTTCTACCATTAGTAATGTTGATCCTCTAGTTATTAATGTGACTAATAACGGATTTTCAACTGTTTTAGAACCGTTATCACGTGTTGCTATTGAGGCAGGTAAAATAGCAAGTATTACGTGTCATAACCAAACATTTAAACATCAAGTACTGGAAAACTTACGTCAGTTGAAGGGGCTTGGTAAGAATCTAACTGTTGAGTAACAAGATGACTATTTTCATTATTGATGGCACGAACCCAATTATGGATGCTGTAGGTGATCAACCAACTGAACGAAGTATTACACTTCAAAATAACGGTTTAAGTGACATTACTGAACCATTTACACAGGTTTTGGTACAAGCAGGTCAAAAGGTTACATTCACATTGATCGGTGACGAAGCTCATAAACAATTGCTAGATAATCTAGATCAAATTAATGGCTTGAAAGGTAATGTACTTCAAATTGTACCTACTGAGGCAGAAGAGCCAACAGAACCTGCTAGCGGATTATAAAATTTAGGAAATGAAAAACCACTTTCGAGTGGTTTTTTTTCATTGGAACTAGCCAGAAAATCAAAAACTCCCACGGCTCAAAATACTTAAAACAAATAGCCTTGGGCGTGTAATGTAATGAATATACTTGCTCTATCAAGTACAGGTGAGCTATCCCTTGTAGCAGGGGACAGTCCATCACTCAAATTAGAATTTGATACATACAGTTATCTTGCAAGTGCAGAAATCAATGTGGCCTTTTTTGCGAAAGTTTCAAGCCCACGTGGACCTGCAGATATTTCTATGCGTTTAGAAATACGTGATGCGGTAACTGGTGACCAAATTGTTACTGTTCAGGGATTAGTAGATGGAGACATTGAAAATTCCGCTTCTATTGTCGCTGTAGCTGATGCGAAAGAATATTTCGAGCGATTTGATTTATCGTTAGGTATTGATGCGTTACAAGCAATTCTCAAATCTAATGCTTATAACGAATCAAATAGCTTAGGTCGTGCATCAAAAACGTTGGCATTGGAAGACGAATCGTTACCGTCATTTAATCCAGATGAACTATATAAAATTCTGACAAGCCAATTAAGCACACCAGCATATCTGACTTTACCAAATCCTCATGATTTACCAATTTATGTTGCGGCTCAACGTGCAGCTACAAAATTACGTATTCCTTTGGATGCTGAAATCAACCCAACTTTTACAGCTGAGCAAGCAGCTCAATTTGCGACAAGCGTAGATGCTCAATCTCAGTTTGTTCAATTCATTTGGAGCCCGAACCTTTGCCGCTCATCTGATGCTGTCACGCTAAGAGGTCGAAAGGTACCAGCTTATTATTTGGGCCATTACATCGGCGATAAATTATTACGTAATGCAAAGTTAAATAAACAAGGCTTTGCGCCGTTAAAAAATGCAGTAGCTTGGAAAGATTATCCCTTTACAGCAAAAAACTTAAGCCAGATGCCGAATATTGATCTTGAAGATGAACAGACTCAAGAAATGTTGGCTAAGGCTAAAGTAAATGTAGTTCGCCCAGTTAAGTTTGAAACTACATTATTTGTATTAAGTGATGTGCTTACCCAATACCAAAGCAAAAATAGTGCTTTGCGTTTAGTTCCGGCCGCGGAGATTTCGGCTCGAGTTACGAATAAATGTATCGAGATCCTACGGACTTATATGTTCCAAGCTACACCGGACTATATCAAAAAAGCTGGTGATGACATCCAAGAGTTTTTAGAAGGTGCTTCTAGTGAAACAACCGGTTGGTTGCAACCGGCTGAAGATCTAGGGGGTAAACCTTTTGAGTTCAGTTTAATACCTGACAAAGACTATCCATATGAGCGTGTACGACTCTATTTAGCCCATGGAGTTGTTGGTACAACTCGTGCCGCAATTTTTGATGACGACGTTTTAGTTAAATAATTTTATTAAGGATCTATCAAGATGAATCCATTTGGCCCCACTACTGAAAAACCATTAACTTTACGTGCTTTTGATTCAGCAGCGGAGAATATTTCTACCGTTGTAAGTAAGGTTTCAAGTACTGATCGAGAACAGCAATCTGTGATTGAACAAGTACGACAAATTGCTCTGAACATTCTATCCGATACGGTAGATACAATCAGTGAAGGTAAGCTTGGAGAAGGTGAACTGGGCGTTGATCATTTAGACGCATTAATTGTCGATGCATTAGATGGTGCAGATGATGAAGAAGGAATCTATGAAAACGCTTTAATGGCTTCTCTTTCCGATGCTTTCTTAACATTTGGCGTTGACGCTTCTGATATTGAAGAGATCTTTAGTGATGATACAGAAGTTGCTGATGCGGCGTTAGAAGCAGCAGCCAATACAGTTCTTGCTAATATGCCAGACGATGGCCCAGAACTTGAAGAACTGGTTCGAGAGTTTATTTTCGGTGAAGCGGATGAAACTGAAGAAGGTTTCGATTCAATGGCTAAAAAAATTAAAGCTCGAAATGGAGCATTTAGCCAACGGAAAGTAAATGGGCGAAAAATTCACTACCGTGGTGTGCTGGCTATTCGTCAAGGTGTCAAAACCGTTGTGAATAAACGATTACCTGGTCAAAAGGTCCGTTTAACTTCAGCACAAAAAGCTGGAATGAAAAAAGCTAGACTTCATGCTTTTACTGCGAATGCAATCAAAAAGCGTTTACGTTCATTCAAAAAAGGTAAACGCTTAGGTATTTACTAATTACTCATAGGTAAGGTCATTTTTTGGCTTTACCTATAATCCATTTAATTAAGGAAATACTCATGAATACAACTCAAATCATAGGTGAAGCGCCTGGTATTCAATATCAGAAAAAAACTGATAAAACAGAAACAAAGACCAATCAATCATTAACTGACACAATTATTATTGGTCGTTTTATGCGTGGGCGTTTTGATGCACCGATGACAATACATAAGGGTAATATCCGTGGTGAACTTGGTTATGAACCAAATAATCCTGATTATCGTTGTGTCCAAGATGCGCTAGATCGGGGTGTACCTTCATTACAGGTTCTGCGAGTACCACCAAATATTGGATAAGTTCTAAAAAGAAAGCCAGCTGTATAGCTGGCTTTAATATAAGGGGAGTTCCAGTAGGAACGTCTTAATTTAATGATATGCCCTTTCAGTTCACAGGTTCAAAAGGAAAGCGTTTTAATACTTTGCCAAGCTCAAGTACTTCATCCTTATGAAGAAACTCCCATAGCCCATTAAACTTTTCGCGTAGTTGCACGACATTAATGGGCGTGTGGTGTAGAGAATATTGCTGTACTGAAAGAGCGCCGTTTTCCTGAATCGAAATCCAGAAGTTTTTCGGACCTTTGGGAGATTGATACTTTAGCTTCTCACCTACATGCTGTGCTATTTCATAAGCTAGCGGATTTTCTAATGCTGGATACCGTGCAGCGAGATTATCTACAAATTTTTCTAAACGTTTAAGTGTATCTGTTTCGGTTGGGCCTAGCTCATGAAGTGGTATTGTCTCAAGATACTGCTTCGCATCATCAAAATGGATTGAAAGCAATTGGCTATATTTAGCAATTCCAAAGTGGCGATTATGACGTATCCACATAGAGGCTCTTAAACTTCGATCTTTTCCTGCACGACGATCGACGATTGCATGTAAAGCATGCTGTTGTTCAGGTGAGATAGCTTTTCTATGATTGATTACTTGGCCTTTTGTCCAGTAATTCCATAAGACATCATCACATTCGTTTTGGTACATGATGACAGTGTCACGAAGTTCAGGTTTTACTTTGTTAGGACTGATGGTGGTGAGCCAAGCAAGAAGTTTTCTTAGTGGTAGACAAACCATTTCCTGTAAGTCGCCAAGAGTAGGTATAACGATTTTCGTTATACCCCATCGTTGAGGATTGGCATTCAGTTTTGCTAATTGAGACTGCCAAGCTAACCCCATACCCTCAACAATAGGCTTCATGGGTGTATATGGCTGACCATCATGTTCCACCAAGTACAACTCAGCATTGTGGAAAGGTACGGTGATTTGAGTTAAAGTAGTCATGTCTAATTTCCTCTTAGAGATTGGATATAACCCCTTGTTTACTTTGATCGGTACAAGGGGTTCTTTTTATCAAGACCATATCCTGTCCTGATGAGTTAAATATAACAACTATTAAATATAATAGCAATTACGAGTATTAATAAAATTATATTTAATAGCAATTGTTCTTGTGATACACTGAACTAAATATTTTTTGGTATATCGTGATGGTTGAAAAAAACAATGTCGCAACTTTGCGAGAGCAAGCTGGTATGACAGTTTATCAATTAGCTAAACAATGCGGATTTATATCAAATAATCATGTGCTTAATAGGTATATAAAAGATGCAGAAGCAGGAAAACACATCAGTGTTTATCGTGCCTTACTCATTTACACCGAACTAAAAAAAGCTGGTGTATGCGAGAAGTTTGAAGATGTCTTTTGGCTTGAATGTGATGATAAAGATATCGAAAACTAAAATATTTTTCTTGTGGAGTTGGAACTAACTAACTTCTAAGCTTTCCTCATTGTAAATAATGGCTTTATTCAATGAATAGGGTCATTATTATGTCCAAAGCTTTAGCTTATGCACCGGCAGTAAATACAGCTAGAACAAAGTTGCCCAGTACTGAATCAGATCCTTTCTATTTTAGGCACATTACAAGAAAATCAGTTATTATGAAAATCATAACAACTTGATTAACTATTTGTTTTAACTTAACAAACTGAGAAGCCCAATCTAAGCCAATGCCATCAACGATATGCTTCATGGGTGTGTATCGGGGTGTACCTTCAGTACAGGTTCTGCGAGTACCACCAAATATTGGATAAAAAGCTGATTTAAAAAGCTACCTTTTAGGGTGGCTTTTTTATTAAGACCTATTAAGTGGTTGTTAAACAGGTCTTGAAACAGATCTTCAAATTGTTTATATTGAGTTAACCCTGTAGCAAACTTAACTTTCTGAGGACGGTTCTAATCAATTGGCTACAAATTGATGTAGGACACATCAAATGAGAAACGTCATGAACCACATAATCCATAGTCGATTTGTGGCTAGTGTTTCTGAATTAAAAAAGAATCCTACAGCAGTTGTACAAAATGCTTTTGGCGAAGCAGTAGCTATTCTGAATAGAAATAATCCAGAATTCTACTGTGTTCCGGCAGCAATGTATGAACGCATGATGGATCTAATTGAAGATCAGGAACTAATTAAACTAGCCGAGCAAGTTGATACTGACGAAACTGTGAAGGTATCTATTAATGAGTTACGAGCTAGAGTTCTCAAAAACAGCTCTTAAAAAGTTTGACAAACTTAACCCACAAATCGCTGAGCAGTTTATTCGTAAGCTGGAAGCAATCCTAGATAACCCTAAGATACCGAAGAATAAGCTGAGAGGATCAGTTGATCTATATAAGATTAAACTGAAATCAGCAGGATACCGCCTTTTATATCAAGTCAAGGATGATGTAGTCGTAGTTCTTGTTCTTGATGTAGATAGGCGAGATGTTATCTATAAACAGATGTGATATAGCCCGCTTTTGCGGGTTTTTTATTAATATAAAGTCAGTTTTCTAAAATGGAACTGATTAAAAACCAATAGCAAAAACATCCTTAATCTTGTTGCATAAATCTGCATTTTGAGCATCAAAATTATGCAACAATCTAATCCGATTTTACTAAATCAGCTTAAACAAGATTACATTGCTCTACAGCAACTTGGTTCACCATTATTAGCGTGTCAGGGGATGTTTGTTCCTCGTGGCATGGAAGACCTTCGCTTCTTATTTAAAAGTTGCCCACGGCCAATTGTGAGTAATGAAGATCCAGCAGAAGTTCAATATGCGGGTGGATTTACTGGAATTGTTGCTGGTCCCCCGAAAACCCATTACACAGGCAACCTTCAAATCCTAGTAACTGAAGCAGGGCATGATCAACTATTAGCTGAATATGTCGTAGCTAGTGGTGGAATCATCCATGGTGATTATTACGATGGCCGTTTAGGTAGTTTTACCCGTTCTTATGCACTTGAAAACTGTGCTATACGCTTTGAGTCAGCTGAGTATGATTCAGATAGCCGATCTCAAGTTATGACAGTTTCTTGCCCAATCGACTATAACTACTTTGGTAGCTTCGCAAACATTGGTACCAACGGCAGTATTCAGCCGGGTAAAAAAGAAATTGATGGTACAGCTGAACTTGTGAATCGCGTTCAGCAGGTAATCAATACTGCTCAACAAGCTGTACGCAACTCAACGATTAATGCGACATCACGTACATTAGGCAATCTTTTCGGGTAATGGCTATGAAGTTATTACCTGAATCTGAAGGGTATGCTGTAGTTGCTGGTTCTATCCAGCAACTTTCAGAAGAACTCTATAAAGAATATCAATTATCGGGCTATTCAATTTTGCTTGATGATATCGTGAAAGCATTTTTAGATGAGGCAAAATATTATGCCGGATGGGCTGTTTTAGATTGTCAAACTAAAGCTACCACGAGTATTGAACTGAATGAAACTATCGAACTTAGCGGTGATGAGTACGTAATCATCCAACCTTTAGTAAAAGCTCACTGTGATCTTTTGCAAGCTAGATTGGTTGAAGCTACTCGTGGGCTCGGAGTCGAAAGTTATGGGCTATCTGTATCAGAAGCTCAACAGAACTATAATGAAAAGAAAGACGCTTTGCCTAAACTTGCGTTTTGTATGGCCCCAATGAGTTTTAATTTTAACTTGGGGAACCGTTAATGCAAATCACCATTGTATCTGCGGGTAAAATTATTCCAGCGTCTGAGCTGATTAGTGCAACTTTAAGAACTGATCTCGTACCTATTCCCGCATCTATTGAGTTCACAGTTCAATCTACTACTGAATTAGACTCCCTTTTAAAAGAAGGGGAGCTACTTACTGTAAATGACATATCTCATCCTTTCGAACTTATCAAAGTTACCCCTCTAAAAACTCAGACTATTAAACAAGATCGGCGAGTAGGTGGCATCTCATGTATTGGTATTTTGGCTGGTTGTAAAAGACTTATCGAATATTCAAAGCAAGCAATTATTAGTAATGAAACTTCTTTTAATTCAGTAATTCGAGCTTGTGGTGCAACGATCAGTCTGGGCAGTGATTTACCTTTGCCTAAATTTGTTTGTTTAAAGGGTAGTATGCCTACACAGCGCTTGGCTCATTATCTGCAACAAGAAGCAGCTGTAATTTGCTTTCAAAATAATAAAGTGTCTGCTCAAAAAATTGATTCTTTCTTCAAAAAGGAACCTATCACAAAACTAGATCCTAGCAGTGTCGTTTGGATATCAAGTAAACCTTTGGAACTGATGCAAAAATCATCTTTTGTCACAGTTGAGAATAACGGTTCAACGGTTGTTGGTGATGACTCAATAACCCCAGGCCACACTGTGACGCAAAGAGCTGGTTTAGATGCCCGACAAGTCAAAAACTTGGAAAAAGTTTTGATTATGCGTGGGACCATTATTAGACCACTAAATTTGAACTGGAATGCAGGCGATATATTTGAAATAGATAGTAAGAAGTATGTCGTTTTAACTGCTGCACATCATATAGATACAGGCGCAATCGGGGGATCAATGGGGACTTCATCAAAGTTCTGGATTGCTAATTTGTAGGTCAAATATATGAATGGTTTAAAACGTGCAAAGATTTTAAGTTACAACGCAAAAGGTCGTACTGCACAAGTACACATTCATGGTTTAACTGATGGCGCGAGTGAAGGAATTACAGCAACTTTTGCTTATCCAGTCGGCGATAGTGATTTAGATACAGAAATTCAAATTGTGGATGGGGAAGACGTCTATGTCTTCTTTGAAAATGGTAATGAAGAACGTCCAGTAATCCATAGTTATGTCAGTCACGGAGACGGCGCGATTGTAGGTGTGCGCCGTATTCGACAAGACAATATTGAATTTATCTCTAAAGAAAATTTAAAAGTAGATTCTGGCACAACCGTTTCGATCAAAACGCCGTTAATGAATGTACAAGCTAATACTCAACAAACTGGTAATAGCACATTAACGGGAAATAGCACTGTAGTGGGTAATACTTCAGTTGCGGGCAATAGTGCTGTAGCGGGTAGTATGGCAGTTGGCACAACGCTTACGGTTGCAGGTGTGCCTATTGACCCTAAAGCTATTGAGGGTGCATTTAAAGATGCTCTTAATAAATTAGAAAGTTTAAAGGAAGAGTTAAAAGAACAAGGCGAAAAAATTGATGAAACTAAAGATCAAGTAAGCCAAGAGATTGATGAAAAAATAAAGGAAGTAGAAGAATTAATAGAAAATATTAAAGATTCTGATGCTTTTAAATTGCTTGAAGAAGGAATGAAACATTTTGATGAGGAAGTTCAAAAGATTCATGAACAAGTTAAAGAAGTTAATCAGATCGCTCAAAATAAAGTCGATGAAGTTCGTGCTTATATAGATCAAGAAATAAATAATACTAAATTAATTGTAGATCAACATAATAATGAGGCTAATCTACGATTGGATGAAGCCAATCAACGTATCGATCAGTCTATTCAAGCTAATGAAGCATTGGTTGCTGATGCTCAACAACGTGCAATTCGTGCTGAGAAAGAACTCGATGATAAAATCGGTTTTATTAAAAGTGAAACAGATTCAATCATTGCTGATGTAAGAAGTGATTCAAATGAAATTCGGTTAGTCGCAGAAAACGCAAAAAAAATTGCGGATCAAGAAGTTCTGGACCGTAAAAAACAAGCAGCTGACACACTAAATGTTATTGATCAAACTAAGGCCGCCTTAAAACAAGACATTGATCAAAACTTAGTTAAAGCTGGTCAAATGATTGATGACGCTAAATTAGCATTAGGTGAAGAAACTAATACACTCATTAATCAAAAAATTGAACCGGTTGTAACCCAAACTGAAGCTGCAGTTAAAAAAGTTGATCAAGTTGCAGCCCAGTATGTTGACCTTGATAAGAAAGTCGATTCGGGTTTTCTAGCTGAAGCTGAAGCACGTGCAAATGATAAAGAGGCATTAACAAAAAGTTTTGAGCTTAAGTTTGCTGAAATGCAAACTGAATTGGGTAAATCAAATGCCCTAATTTCAGAAGAAATAAAAACCCTTGCTGCTCAAGATAGAGCTTTTACTGAACAAATTAGTACTGCCCAGTCTCAAATTGGTGATAACAAAGCGGCAATTAATAATGTTGAACGTACAGTAGTTGATCTTGGTAAATCTGTTGCTGAAAAGACTGATCAAATTCAAGCAAGTTTAGATACCACTAATGCAAGCTTGTTAAATGCTACTGAGTTAGCGCGAATGCAATCACTTGGTAAGCCTTTACGTGACGATCCTACATTTCTATCTGGGAATGGGGGGTTAAGCGCATATGTTGTACCTTCAGGTTCAACGTTTACTAGACAAGCTAAATCTACTGATAACCCAGTAAATAGTACCCATGAGATGCTATTAAGATCCACTGTTTCTCTAGGTGGTGGCTGGTATCCGACTGTTCCAACTCTTGTTGCTGCTCCTAATAAAACGTTTTTAATAAAACAAATTATTAAAATGCCTATGGGCACTTATTTATTACCAGTTGGCAATGCTACAGGTACAGGTGGTTATTTACGTGTACTTGGGAATAAGGAAGGAACAGGTAAGTTTGAGGTTTATTACTCTGTTGTTCAGTGTGGCTATGATGCGCCTGCAGCTATCCATGGGCATTTCCGTGTTATTGCTGGCACTAATCCACCTTTACCAAGCACAGCAAACCCAGTGGATGTAATCCTTGCCGATTATGAAGTCTGGGACATTACTGCACTTAATGACACCATTCCAAAAGCATGGCGTGATCAAATTACTGGAAATGCTTCATATATCGAAAAGGTTGAATCATCTGTAAAACTTGTTGATGAAAAGCTTGTTTCAGAAGCAAAAAAACTTGAAGAACTAAAAACCGACTATAATTCGAATAAAACTAAAACAACGTCAGATTTAGCAACAATTGCTCAATCAGTTTCTGATGGTGATAAAGCCTTATCTTTACGCATCGACCAAACGAAAGCAGCTCTAGAAGAGGCTGATCGGAAATCTAATGCAAATATTCTAGAAGTTACTGAGTCGCTCGCCGAATTTGAACAGTCTACTACTTCAAAATTTAGTGAACTTGATACAAGTATCTCTAAAGAAAACTTAAAGGTACAAGGTCAAATTACTGATGTTCAAAAAAGTGTTTCGACCTTAGAAAGTAATACAAATACAAGAATAAATGGCCTTTCATCATCACTTAAAACTACTGATGATATTGCTAAACTTGCTTTCGATAATGCAGCAGAAGCGCAGCAAACAGGTACAACGGCGGTAAAAGCTACAGAAGCACTTTCTCAAAATTTATTAAGCCTAAAGTCTCAAACTCAAGTAACGTCAGGGGTTCGTGCAGTCGTAACGTCAAAAGGTATTGACGACTGGACACAGTGGCGTACCACAGGTGAAGCGAAAGTAATTCAAGATGCTGATGCATTAGGTGGTTATATTCTTGAGCTTGGGAATAATGCCGGTAATGATGAAGCATGGGTTCACTGGAACGAGTTCCAAAAAATTGATCCAAATAAGTTGTATCGAGTGCGTGCACGCTTCCGCCGTGTGCTTGGGGAAACTGGATCTATTTATCTTGGTGTTGCATGTAAAAATGCAGACCAAAGTAAATATGTAACTACTACAAACTCCCTTGCAGGAGATATGGGTTCGTCTAACTACTTATTGTCAGCCATTAAACCTAATTTAGGTGAGTGGCAAGAAGTAGTTCTATACATGAAAGGTAAGTCTACTGGGGCAGCAACTGGTTTAGGGACAATTGAAAATCCACGCACATTCCCAGCACAGGCTGAATTTTATGCCCCAATGTTTATTGCTAACTACAACTTTCAGACAGGAATTTGTCAGCTTAATTACATTATTGTTGAAGATAACAACTCTTTAGCTTCTGCTAATGATGCAACAGCAACTGCAAATGATTTATTCAAAACAGCAACTAACAGAACAGAAGCTGAAGCTGAAAGAACCACTAAGCTTGAATCAAGAATGCAGAACGCAGAAACAGGTATTCTGAGCAATGCCCAAGCTTTATCGAAAACAGCTACAAAGAGTGATCTTGAAAGTGCCATGGGGCGTGTGGCGACTGATATTACAGCTGCAGTGAATAACATTAAGATTGGTGGTGTTAACGCCGTAGCCAATTCAGAAGCACCTCGAACATCCACAGCAGCAACAAGCCGTGAATACTTAATGTATGAACGTAGCAAAGAGTTGAAAGCTTTTTATGATGAAAATTTAGATAAGCCGGTTACGATTTCATTTGAAGTGAGTGTACCGGTTGCTGGAACTGTACAAGTATATTCATCTAATGGATCAGCTCACTTCTTCACAACTTCTGTTACAGTCACTAAAGCAAATGAATTTCAAAAATTTGAAGTTACCGTGTTTCCTAAATTACACACTGGCAGCACAACCGAATCGACTATTGAGTTTTACGGTACATATGGCACTGGTCGAATTCCAACAATTCAAAAATTGCAGATCGAAGCAGGTAATAAAGCTACAGCGTGGAGCCCAAGCCCTCGAGATACTCAAAGTTCATTAAATGCAAATGCGGAAGCGATTAAGCTTACTCAAGCTGAAGTGAAGAAGCATGGTGATAGTTTATCTTCTCAAAGTTTAGATATTTCAAAACTTAGAAATGATCTAACTATAACCAATACCGAAGTAAGTAAAAAAGCGTCAACTGAAGCATTACAAACTACAAATTCACAAGTTACTGAACAAGCTGGTCAGATTAAAGCTGTTACTGAACAGGCTAATACTTTATCTGCAAATCTTAACAAGTCCGCACCGGCTGGTACGAACTTGTTGATTAACTCTAACGTAGTTGGAAACTACGATGGCGTTTCATATCCTCATTTACGCTATAAGCTTGGTGAAGACTGGGAAGTAGGAGCAAAGTACACTCTTCTTTGGTGTGCAGAGCATACACGTGGTGCTGGTGACACAAACTCAAATTTAGCTGTATATGCTGGTGGAGGAAGTCAGTTTTTACAGCAGGTTATTAACACTTCAGGTAAGGTAATAAGCAAAATTACTTTTACGAAGACTTCAGCTGGTACCGCCAAAGAAGTTAACTTTTATATGCTTAGCAGACCAACTGCAGACAAGCAAAGTGTTGGTACTGTGTATTGGGCTGTGTTAGTTAAAGGGGATTTCATAACTACAGATAATTGGATTGCAAGTCCTTACGACTTCAATGCAGCATTCGATCAAGTATCAGCAAATTTAAATGAATTTAAACAAACGTATGTTACTGAAAGTACTGCTTTAGCTAAAAAAACTCAAAACTTAGAATCAACAATTAATGATCCTGTAAATGGTTTGGCTGCACAGGCTAAACAAATTTCCGACCGGATGACTAAATCTGATGTTGATAGCGCAATATCAACTGCGACCGAAGCATTGAAAACAAGTATCGGTGGTAAGTCTTTTGACAACATCGTTATCGGGGGTAATGTCGAAAAAAGTAAAACGGGTGGTTATTTACAAGTATCATATCCCTTAGCAAAAAGTTTAAATGCACCTGGTATTACTGTTACCGTCAGAGCAAAAGTTACCTTTGATAATGGAGGGAACAATGCAGCCAATTTGCGTGTATATATTGGCGGAGGTAATGTATTTAATGCAGATGCACCTATTTTTTCAGCTAGTAAAGATATCTACGAATTTACCTTAACTACAATTTCTAGAACAGACGCAACTGTTGTTAATTTTTATTGTTTTCCAAATTCTTCAGCAAATGCTAATGCCACTACTACAGTGCATTGGGTAGAAGTTTATGAAGGTAATAATAAAGCGTTAAATGATAAGGTAAGTACTTCAACTCTAATTAAGGATTACTCTTCTAAAGCAGATACTGCTCAAGCAATAACTTCTGCAACTGAAACCCTTGAAGCTAAATTTCGTCAAAAATTTGGCGATTTGTGGACTAATAGTTCAGCAACACTAGATAGTACTCGCTACACCAAAACAGAAACTAACCAAGCTATTGCTGAAGAGAGCAAAATTATCAAAGCTGCTATTTCTTCAAGTGGTGGTGACAACATAATTAAAAATGGTGATTTCTCAAGCCCTTTAGGCACCTTAAATTGGCGTCAAAATTCTGCTGTGGCAGGTAATCTACTTGAAGTTTATAAAGATTCAAAAGGTGCTACTTGGGGGCACTTTAAATCTACTGATACAACTACATACTTTAAAGGGTTTATTGAAACTCTGACATTGGCAGATGGTTTAGAGATGAATCAGAAGTACACATTGTCATTTAAAGCAATGTCGTTGACAGCTGCACAGACTCAAATTTTATTAATTATACACCGTCGAGATTCATCAGGTCGTAATAACCAAATTGGTACTACATGGAATAACATTTCGACTGATAAAGAAACATTATGTACTTATACCTTTGATACAAATATTATTAATTTACAGCATATTAACTTAATTTTATATTCGCAAGTAGGTTTTGCTCCTGACTTTTTAATTAGAGAAGTGCAACTTGAAAAAGGTGAGTTAGCCACTGGTTTTAGAAAAAATCCTCGTGAACTAATTAAGGATCTTGAAGCTAATGCTTCTGCAATTGAAGGTACTAAAGCTGATGTTCAAAAAAACGGTGAAAAGATTACTTCACTTGCAGAGAATTATGCGACTTTAAAATCTACTGTAGACAATAATAAAACTGCTGTAGATGGTAAGTTTCAGGAAATTAATTCAACTATTAGTGATAATCAACAGAACACTACACAGTCTATTAATAACTTGGAATCAAGTTATAAACAATTAAATCAGGACCTTGGTCAAGTTTTCAATTACCGTGTTTATTCATGTGGCTGGAATGGCTTTTTCACAGGGATTAAAAACTTAAAAGGTGAAATCAAATCAGTAGCTTCAGCACGTGGTTTTTCAGTCCATGTTTTAGCAGCTGATGGTTCTATAGCTTCTTCAACTAGATATGATACTTATGCAGCTGTAGCAAATGCTACGGCAATGAGTAACGCTATTTCTGCGATTCCAAATGACACCTTTGTTATCGTTACAAACTACGACAGTATTGGTGTAAACCTAGCACCAGTTAAGAATGCATTAATTTCATTAGGTGCCAATCCATTCACACTTGATCAAATAACGGGTCGGGATGCATACATTTTAGTTGGTCAGAAGGGGATTGGTTCAGGTCGTGGTATAGAATTGCATGCAACACCAGATACTGGACCAAATGGGGCTAAGCAAATCATGCTTGCAATCCAAGTAGTTAGTGGTATCCCGATTGGTCTGGCAAACAATAGTGGAAACTTACAAAAGGTTTTAGAAAACCACGCACAAATTCTTCAAGAAAAAATTACAAGATCTGATGCGAAAGAAGTATTTGCTGAGGAAATCAAAGTTTTTAAAGCACAACTTGATACTTTACGTTACTCAGAAGAGAACTGGATTTTACTTGGTGATGATACTAAAAATTTAAGTATTTCTACTGGTACAAACCGAACTGTAGCTGTTTGGGAACTGCAATATAAACACAAGGAAATTCCAATTGATAAAGGTGATCCAATAGTTGCGAGAATCAAATACACAGCAACTGCAGGATTAGTTGGCGCTACATGTAGTATTCAATTTCATGGTGCAACTTATAGTGTTGGGTTACCTTCGTTTGTTGTAGCTGCAAGTGGTGAAATAGAACTTACTGGTATTTTCCCAAATGATTTAAAAGCCTCTGCTTATGAAGCTATTCCACTAGGTTTACGGTTTGATAATGCTCCATCTGGTGGAACATTTACTGTAACTAATATGTTTATCAGCCGAGGTAATTCAGCGCCAAATTTTAAAGGCGGATTTAGATCATCTCTAAAACAAAATGCTCAATTTGTTGAAGATACTTTTATCAAGGCTGATGTTAATAAGGGAGTTATAGCTCAGCAAATCCAACAATATGATGCAACTGTACCTGGTGGTTTATCTTCTGTAGTAAAAACAACAAAAGCTACAGCTGACCAAACATCAAAGGATCTAGCTACACTTAGAAATACTGAAATTTCTCAGCTTCAAACAAGTACAAATAATCTTGGTTCCGCATTAGAAAACACAACAATGCTGGCGATGATGATTACTAATGGAAAATTGTTGCAGGGAGACGTAAATTTCAAAAAAGGTAACAATGGTGTATCTGTCTATAACAATGCCGGCAATGGGAATGTGACAGTTACTCGAGTCGCGAAAAGTTCTGATAACCCTACTACCTCAACCCATGAAATTGAAATTAAAACCATTGGTGCTGCCAGCCCAACATGGGGTGGATTTGTTCAACTCGTTTATGGCCGTGCAAATGCTGTTTTTGTTATCAAGTATTTAATCAAGCTACCAGTTGGATATAAATTGGTGAATGCTGGTAACGCAATGGGGACAGGGGCAATTGATCGATTCATTGGCAATACTGAGGGTACAGGCAAATTCGAAACATATATTCGAATGATTAAATGTGGTGCTGTAGGTTCTTTCTCTAACTCAGGACATGTTTATGTGGCGGGAGGATCTACACCAACAGCTACTGCGCCTTTAGTTTGGACCTTAGCCCAAATCGAGCAATATGACGTTACTGATTACGCTTCAGCTGACCCGACTTTACAGGACTTTGTTTCTTCAGCCACAGACTCTATATCAACATTAACGAACTTCAAAGAAACTTGGGCTGCCAAACTTACTGAAATGTCTTCAAAATTAGACAGTAAAAACGGCGCTTATATTTTGAATGCGGATATAACAAATACTAATGTTGAGCGTGCAATTGCAGCATCTTCACAGAAAATTACTTCTGAATATACCAATGCTATGAGTGTGCAGCCATTGAGTTCAGGTGCAGGGAAAATTTTCGTTAAGCCTTTAACTTGGCGTCAAGCAATCACTACTTCGGGTACATTGGTTATTAAGACACCAATTACAGTTGGTGCGTACATGACCAAGGTTAAAATTTCTGGTTATAACTACAATAACAAAGAAGATAATATTTTCGATCTGGATTTGGCATTTTATGCTTATACGTCAACAGTGCCATTTTATCCAAATATGACGTCACGTTCTTTTGGTATTACCTTAGATGAAAATAATGCTACGACTAAAGGCCTGGCTCTAGCTTTAGATAGCAATAATAAGGTGTGTATCTTAATTACCAAAAAAGATGCTTGGTCTTACCCAGCAATTACAGTTGAGTCGGCCACTATTACTCATACAAATCCGCCAGATTACTTTAAAGATGGCTGGACGGCGGCCATTGAAACGGATTTATCAGTTTATAAGTCAGTTACGCCGTTTACAGTGACTTCAATGATGGAAACCACTGCAGGTTCACAAGCCAAAGTAGATGTTCCAATGTCTCAATTAAGTGATATTGCAGCTGATAATAAACTCACACCAGTTGAGAAAAAACAGGCGAAGTTGGTTTGGGATACACTTTATCAAACTGATGCAAGCTTGCGAGCTGAGGCAGTCACTTATGGTATATCTTCTACTGCCTATGCAACGGCATTCAGTACTTTAAATACATATTTAGCAGCTTTATTCGCAAATATGAATGTAACTAGTACGATTGACCGAAACCAGTTCATTACTAACTTTGCGAACGTGCACAACGCACGACAAGCATTAGTACGTGCAATCTCGGAGAAGGCTAAAGAAATAGCTGATACTGCCAAGGACATAGCTTCTACTACAAAAGCAACATTAGAGCGTGATTACATGACGTCTACCAAGACGAATGAAGCAATCGCATCTTCAACAGAAAGAATGTCTGCACTGTATTCTGCAAATGGTCAAAAGATCATGGCTTCAGTACTCGAAACATGGCAAAAAGATTGGTTAGTAAAAACTCCAAGTGGGAATAGGCCTGAACTTAGTTTAGTTGCAGATGCAACTTGTCGTGGGGGATATGCACTAAGAATTGGTAATAACGTAGGTAATGATGAAGCCTGGTTAAATTGGTTCACATCTTTGCCTATCGATGACAATAAATATTACCGAGTTAAGTATAGATTCCGCCGTGTAAGTGGTACCGGAGTTGTTTATGTTGGTGCGACCTGTCAAAACGCCAATAAAACAAAATATATTGCTCAAGATAACTCTGAAATCAATGATATCGGTTCAAGTCACTATTTAGTCGCAGGTACCGCACCAGCGTTGGGAACTTGGATAACCGGTACTGCTTATTTTAAGGGGCGATCTGCTGGTGCAAGTGCAGGTGCTGGCACTCTACTAAGCCCTAAAACATTTGCTAATAAAGCTGCTTTCTTTACACCAGTATTCATTGGTAACTATTCCGGTAAAGCTGGTGAAGTGGATCTAGACTTTATCGATATTGAAGATGCTGACAACATTGCTGATTTTGAAAATTTCAAAACCACATATACAACTGATGTGGGAGCATATGCTGGTGCATTACAAACTTTGGTTTCTGTTTACGGCCAAAATGCTATCAAGCTTAAATCACAAGCTGATTTGATCGATGGTGTGAAAGGTAAGTACGTAATGGGAATGGATAACAACGGTGTTTTCTCTGGTTTATCCATGGTAAGTGAACAAAATAATGGAACTGTCCGAACTTCTATAGGTTTCCAAGCTGATAGAATTTTTTTCACAACAGGTACTTCTTCTACTAAATATATGCCGTTCATAATTCAAGACAATCAGGTCATTATGAATAGTGATGTATTTATTAAAAATTTGACCGCAGCAAACTTCAAAGCGAAGTCTTTAACAGCTGAACTGTTTAAAGTCGATAAATTGAGCGCGATTGCTGGTGAGTTGGGAACTTTAACGACCTATAAGGATCCTACTAAGCCTAATGGCGCGAGAATGGTGTTAAGCGGAAGTTTAATTACGGTATACGATGATAATAATGTTGTCAGGGTTAAATTAGGGCTGTGGTAGTGAAGAGGGGCTAGTTATCTAGCCCTTTATTTTTGGAGGACAATATGCCACAAGGCTTACAAGTATTTGATGAGTCTAAGAATATATTATTAGATGCTACTACTCGAATTACTAGACTTATTGGTAGGGTGGAAGGTGGTAGTCCTCCCGGTATCTCAGGTTCAGTAACAATACCTACTGACAGTATTGGTAATGGTAATATATTTTTTATTATCGATTTATTACCCGGCTATGGAAGTAATCTTGCAGAGATGACCTACAATAAATTAACTATTTCAGGTAATACAATTAACTATGCAGGTCTAGTTACTGGATTCTATTATGGGGTTTATTAAATGGCTGCAGGTTTTCAAGTAGTTAATGATAGAAATACTATTCAAATTGATAGTAATTATAGCAATCTACACTTACATTCTGTTTTAGATATTAAATCAGGGGTACTAATTGATAGTTTACCCGGTTTTAATCCTAGATGGCGTTTTGATGGGAAGATGCGTAAGCTTAGTGTTCCAAAAGCTGATTTACCTCTTCCTGTTATTGCTTTAGAAGTTATTAATGACTGTAGTTGTGCTTTTGGTGGAATTCAATCTAATGGCGATAATTGGGATATTGTTGTTTACTACGGTAAGCGAGTAACAGGCGGTGTATGGACTATAGAAGAACCCCCAGCAGCTAAGGTATATATATTTTCTACTAGGGTTCAGCCCTTATCATCTGGTGTAGGTTTAGAAATCTACAGAGAAGACGGTACTGTAGCTTTTTCATCTCAAGCTAAGCCTTTAACTATTGTAACTAGTTTACAAGAGATTAGTGGGGTTGATTATTTATATTCAGGAAATATAGCTAATAAGGCTTTATTATTTCAGGGTATGGATGTTATATGGAGTTTTTCTATGGATGTTGATGAATTTTATGTATCAACTTTCTATGGATATCAAGATAATAAAATTTATCAAATTGGTAGAAACACCTCTGACCCTAATGGACATATGATGCCTGAATTATATGCATGGTTTGATCATTTTGAAGTTAACACACATAGTTGGTATCAATTAACAGCTCCTTATCCTTTGTTAATTGATACGACTATTCTTAATTAATTTTAATAAAAAGAAAGCCCCTTAATTGGGGCTTTCTCCATTTAAATGCATTTTATGCAGGCTGATCATTACTTTGTGGTTCTTCTACAAAAGTGTAGTTAACTGCAATGGAACCAGTTTCAAGGTCCCAGCCTAGGTTTAATGTTTTGAAAGCAGGTCGGTTGTTAAAACGTTGGGCATTTACAATGTCTTTGGTTCTTTGAGCTAATTCGATATCTAAATCGTTAAATACTTTAACTTCAGCCATGAGCTTTTCCTTTGAACAGATTAAAAAATAAGTTCAGATAGAATTGCATGCAGTTAATTAATGAAATCTGTAGGGTTCCAATTCACTTTGGAACCCATCTAAAAGTAGAAAACTTGCAGCCATCAAAATACTTAATTATTTATGTATTTTGGCTTAGTTATGTCTTCTCGGTTCTTATCGTTGTTACTCGGTGAAAATATTAATTCATATGATCAGCAATTCGATACGTCTAATCAGGATGCAACAGCGCAGCTATATGAAACTATGGCTCCGTTTTCACTTGGGACTAATCAAACCAAAGCCAATAAAAAACGTACTAGAAAAGAAATTCTTACAAAATGGGAGAGAATGTTACGCTTTGCACCTATCGCAGAGGGTATGGGGATTCATGTTTCTGCCGCATTAGGCGGAGATTCTTATAGCGGCCAACAAGTCTTTATTACACCTGCCGAACGCTTGAAAAAGGCCAGTGGACCAGCAGCTGAAAAACTAAAAAAACAACTAGATGAGCGCCGTGTAAAGATGGAAAAGCTTATCAATAAGTATTTAAGCAAACTTGCCCGAGATGCTATTTCTTTCGGTGATTCCTATGCACGTATTTATGGGAAAAAAGATAAAGGTGTAATTGACCTCGTTTGTAATGAGTATACATATCCGCCATTAATACAACCGTTCGAACAAGGCAGTAAGACTGTCGCCTTTTTTTGTTTAGATCCTCGTAATTGGCAAAAAACTATTACCAAACTGAATACTATTCAAATGGTACGTTTCAAAATGCCCCGTATGAGCAATATTGCTCAATATGAGCTTGTAGAAACTGGTCTAGTCACGAAAATGTTAGAGGGGGATGATCCAGATGAGCTACCTATCTTACCAGCGCATTTGGGCGGCTCATTCCTTTACGAAATTGAAGACATTTATGATGATGTAATCCTTGCTTTGGCATCTATGAACAGCCAGCAAATTGCAGATACCGTAAATCAGATGTTCTTGACAGTAAATATGTCGGGAATGCCACCAGCACAACGTCAAGCTTATATCCGTGGTTTAGAAGGTTTACTTAAAAATCATGAGGCTTATGTCCGTGATGCTTTATCAGGTGGTGAAGCAGTTTGGAATACTGCTTTTCACATGCTTCCGGTATTTGATGAAAAACAAGTTCTAAATCCAGTGGGTGATATCAAGAATCAACGAAGCTCACCTATTAATATTGAACAGTTCATGATTAATGTCCGTTTGCTGATGGGCGGAATTGGTCTAGATCCAAGCATGGTCGGTTGGGCTGATATGTTAACTGGTGGTATAGGAGAAGGTGGAGCATTCCATACTTCTGCACAAATCATGCGTAGGTCACAAGATATTCGAACAGCAGCTTCCGAAGGGATTAATCAAATTCTTCATTTGGATTGGGGGTTTGCTTACAACGAACAATTTGAGCCTGAAGATTACCCTTGGCAAGTTGAATACTATTCAAACCAAACTGCAGCAGCTACAGAAGAAATCAATAATGCTCAATCAAGAATGAATACAACATTACTTAAAACACAAGTAATCGCATCATTGAAAGAATCAAATTTAGATGTAGATATTATGGCGTACATTCTTGAGCGCGATACAGGTATGAAATATGAGGAAGCATTAACATTAGCTGAAAGTATTGCTAAGAGCCGTAAATTTCCAGAGGATGAAGAATAATGGCTTTCTTTGAATACGAAACGCAGAATAAAACTATAAATAACAGTTTGGGAAACGTTTTAAATCCGTTTAAAGAACGTTTTGCTAAGAATCCTGTCTTATGGTCTGGTCTAACAGTGGATCGAGCTGTTTCCCATTATCAGGAACTTTACGCATTAGGGACACTTTCAGCTGCCCATTTTGGAATTGAAATTCGTCCTTATCATGCAAACAGTAAAATTGCTCAAGCAAATATTCCAATTTTTGATCCTTCAAATAAAGTTGCTTGGTTAGCCAATAATGTCGATGTATCACTACTTGATGCTCAAACCGATGCAGTGCATGTGGGGCACTTTCAACTCAACCATGTAACAGGCAATGCGTCAAATGAGTTGAGCATTTCATTTATTGAGACTAAAGAGGCTGCAATTGCGAATAGTGCTAAAGCTATAAAAAATATAATGTTTAATAAGGATGGTACTCAGCCGCCTCCTATAGAGTACTTAATGAGATTAAAAATATACGCTTTTGATAAGGCTGCAAGAAATCAGAACCAATTTGCAATTGAGCATTTAGTAGCACTTCAAGCCGGAAATTTACCCCTAGATGCAGCTAATAAAGCGCATGCCATTGTTACTTTAAATTTCATCAAAATGTTTCCCAACTTAAAATAAGCTATGGAACTCATTGCCTTTATAGATTCACCTACTTGAGAAAATATCCTCAAACTAAAATGAGGATAACTCCGTGAGTGTTAAATCAATTTTCATTCAAACACACGCACCACATCAAAGCCGATTAGTACATGGTTTTGACTCCATGGTGAATAGTGGTGCTTGTTCAATTGGGTTTATTAAGGGTGATTACCGTCAAATTAATGCTTTAGTCACTGAAGATTACACGGAAAATGATTTCTGGCGTGTTGTAAATTTAAAAGGTAAAAAGGGTGGGATAGATGCGTTTGATTCTGTTGCGGTATTAGGCGCTATCGATGACCAGCATGCAGCTGATTTAGCTATACTGCAATTTGGCCGAATGTTTGATGCTAGTGTTACAGATGTTATTGAAACAAATCAATTTGGACTTAAGCGCCATTTATCATCACAACAATTTAATTTGACGGGTTCAAAACCGATTCAAAGATGGCAACTAGAACAATTACAAAATGTTGTAGCAGCTGAAAAACCTGAATGGGATGGAATCAATTTAATTTCTCATGAGGGTGATACTTCTAAGTTGTTATTAGATATGCAACGAAATGATGATCACAGCCAATTATTAAGTAAATTTGATGGGTTACCTACGCTTTTATCTAGTCTAGGCGTAGAAGAAGCTCATTATGACTCTATTATCGTTGATTACCAGCATTTAGAGCAGCTGTCTGCAATTTTGCATCACTCTATGGATCAGTTTTCAAAAACTGGCGTCAAAATCGTAAACGTTACGGAAAGTAAGCCCTTTAAGCATAAAAAAGTCCTTCAAATTGCTCTTACTTATGATTTTGATGACGGCCAAAACTTCACAATCCTTTTTCATAAGCCAGATCGATTATCAAAAAAAATTAGTCCAGCAGATTCATTAATTTCATGGAAGATTTTAATGAACAATCGGGATATTACGGCTGCAATTCAGCCTAATCAGGGAGAAGGAATATCAATTCCAGTTCTCGCTGGTCGAATTATGAAGTTGATTAACCAAAATAGTAATCGTTTTAAGCGGTTACAATCTAAAAAAGCAGAAAAGGCCAAGGCTTTAGCAGATGCTGAACTACGCCTCGAGCAAAAACAAAGTCAATTAAATTCTTTAAGTGCAGAAATTTCCAATTTATTAAATGAATTGGATCAGTTGCAAAATACATTGTTAACCAAGCAATCTGAAGAAAATGAAGTAATCATTAAAGAGAATAGTCTCGATAATGAGTTACCAGATAGTATTTCTGATGAAGAAGCCGAACGTTTAAAAGCCGACTTAAAGCGTTTAAATGCTGATCCTGAATGGGCAGGTGAAGATGGTTTACGTTACCAAGCATTCTTTGAACGTATCAATAAGGCTCTAGAGGGGGATTCTGATGCAGTAGTTTGGGCACGTGAATGGATTTCTGATCTAGATGACCAGGCTTTGGCTCAACAGCAAGCAGGATTAGAAGCAAAAAAACTTATTGATGCCGAAAATGAAGCTAAACAAAAAAGAGATGAAGAAGTATTAGCAGCACGTACAGCTGGTATAGCTGAAAACAAAATGATGCAAGCATGGTTAGACACTTTGGAAAATCCTGAAGATTCTAACAACATAGACTTTATGGCTTGGGTTTCAGATCGCCGTGGTGAATTCTTAAAAAACTGGAATGGGGCCGAAGGTTCACCAGAATATTTAACAGCATTTTATGAATATTCAAGAGCATGGGCAGATGAACATTTAGCGGATCGCCTCAGTAATAAAGAGCCAGCCCAAAATTCAGATAATGATGAATCTAAAGAACTCAATGCTCCGACAGAAGTTGAAGGTCTTCAGCCTAGTACGACAAATGATGAAGGTAATCAACTTTACCGTTCAGTAATTGAAGGGCAGGTTAAAGTTAATCTTGAGTTATTAGAGCAAATTCGAGATGAAGCAGAAAAAGACTTAAATGATCCACTTCTTATTCCAGCGGTGACAGAACTCTTGAATCAAGTGCAAAAAATGGAAGCGGAGAATATCTAATGACAACTTTAAATCTAATTTCTACTCAAGATATTGCTAAGAATCCATTAGTTGTAATTGATCAAATGATTAGTTTCTTTAAACCTAAACAGCCCTTTACTGGGCTTTTGAAGGGTAGAACTAATAATGTGAAAACAGCCAAAGGACAAAAGATTTCTACTGTATTCGCTTTAGTTGATATTGATCAAGTAATTGCATCTCATACAGCAACTGGTGCGGAAAACCCTAATTATCCGCAAGAATTGCAGCCACGAGATCGTAGTCGTGAATCCTCACAAGCATGGGTACAGAAAACTGCTAATGATTTAGACCCCGAAAGCCTAGGCCGCTCAGGTCGGGCAGACACGGGAGCACCGATAACTGGTGATGATTTAGTTGTAGAATCAGGAAATGGTCGAACAATGGCTATCAAGCTTGCCTATGAGCGCGGTACCGCAGATGAGTATAAACAATGGTTGATTGATGAAGCCGATTACTTTGGCTTTAGTAGTGAGCAGGTCCAAGCAATAGCTCAACCGATTTTGATACGTATTCGTACAACCGAGATTGATAGAGCTCAATTTGCAATAGATGCTAACCAAGATGATAAGTTGTCTTTTACAGCAACTGAACGTGCTAAAGCTGATGCTAAACGTTTAGATGAGAATTTACTGGCACTTTTTAATCCGAGTGAAGATGGCGATTTATTAGCAGTAAGTAATCAAAAGTTTATTCAAGGTTTTTTAAGTAAATTAGGTGATACAGAAGCTGCCCAGTACACAACGAAAGATAAAAAACCAACACAAGCACTGATAAACAGAATCAAGGCCGCAATTTTTAGTAAAGCGTACAATGATGATCGTTTGCTAGAAATGATGGCTGATCATACAAAACCAGATCTTCAAAATATGCTTAATGCGCTTGGTGTTGCTGCGCCTAAATTTATTGAAGCGCAAGCTATAAGTCGTGGAAATGTTCAAGATATATCAGATCAAATCGTTGATGGAATGGAGCAAGCCATTGATCAACGTGTTGCTAATGCAATTATTGATGCAGCAAATACAATTTTATCTGCAAAGCAAAATGATCAAGATATTGTTGAGTTTGTAAAGCAGCAAGGGCTTTTTGAGGATCTAGGAGAAGGTGTTGCTGAGCTCGCCGTATTTCTCGCCAAGAATAGCCGCAGTTCAAAAAAAATGAGTATGTTATTTAAAGCATTAGCTGAATTTGCAGAGAAACAGGCTTTAGATAGTAGTAATGTAGGCTTGTTTGGTGAACCTGAACCAGTAAGTGTAAAAGATGCTATCCAATATGCACAACAAGTGCTTGGTGATGATTTCATTAGTGTGCAAATGTACGATTCCTTGGTAGATTCCAGCAGTTCAAGTAGTCCTAAAATAATTCGATTAACGAAAGAGGGGGCTGAACGTTTCCACAGTGCTTTGAAAGTTAAAATTGATCAAAGTAATGACAAGGAAAATCAAGAAGGGAACAAAATTAATGACATTCTTTTTGAAGAATTAGAAGTTTAGATCTGGAACCTACTAAAAATTAGATACTTACGATCATTCAACATAGGAATGTAAAGTTCCTATGTTGAGGGATATATGTCCATCTTAAAGCTCAAACCAATCACTAAAGACACAGTATTGGTTGCGATTTATTACATGATTGATTTCATGCATTATCAGAGCAATATTGCTCGATTTTTCCTTCTTATAATCCATAAGCAAATAGAACTTAACTTGTCTGTAGCAAAGCAAGCTTTAGCTTTTGCCCGTCAAGAAAGTGACTTTCCAAAATTGGATGAAGTTATTGAAGTCTTATATAACGAGGCTATCAAAAACATTGATGAATCAGTTATCCAACACCTTAATAACAGTTCCAGAAATGTTATTGAACAGCTAGAGACTATTGTCAGTCTTTTTGCTTGCGATAAAGAGCTGAAGCCATACACCACTAAAAAGAATAAAACACTACAGGTTATTGGTCTTAAAGGCATCAAATTAACCAAAGCTAAAGAGTTTGACCCCTATGCCTTTTATTATCAGGGTGAAATTCTTGTACGCTCAAAACATCTTAAAGCTATTCCAGACTCTCTTCTTTCAGAAGATCAGCAACTTGTAAAAGGATTATTCTTACATGTATCAAATACCAATTCAGATGTGGAATCAGTTGGCGAATTTCGTCTCAGATCCAGAGGACCAATTGTTTCTACAACTGGATCAGGAAATGATGAATTTGAGGCTTCAGAAGCAATCAGAAATGATGGAGAAATTGGGGTACTCCGAGACAGTAATTCTGGCTTATCAAAAAGTGATGATGCAAGTTTATCTAGCGTCCGAAATCCAAGAAATGAATCTTCAGATGGAAATAGTAGAGCCAATACTAACCGGATTAACAGCAGCGGAGGCGGTGAACTATCTGGTAAGAGATCATCTCTTAAACGAGCAAGAGATCGATCAATTGTACAATCTGCTAAATCAGTTAGAGCTGCCATAGATGAAAAGCTAGAAGCTCAATTAAAAGCAGATAATGTAGAAACAATTTGGAGCGATGCTTCAAATATTGACGCAGCTTTGCCATATCTGCAACCGGCACAACGTGGTGATGTTTTAAAAACTGAAAAGCGGTTAATTGAGGAAAATAAGAAGGGTATTCTTTTTACAAACGGCACTGGTACAGGTAAAACCTTTACTGGTCTGGGTGTAGCAAAACGGTTTATCAATGCTGGCCTTAAGAATATTTTAATTGTTACTCTAAACGATAAAATCGCTAATGACTTTGTCAAAAGCTCAAGCCCTTTAAATATCAAGGCTTACAAATTAAAAAGTATTAAAGAAAATGGCGGTGAGGATCACTCAGTCGTGGTCACAACCTTTGCTAATTTTGGTCAAAATAAAAGTTTGGTTCACAAACATTGGGATCTGATTTTAATTGATGAGGCCCATACTCTATCGCAATCATCCGATGGTAAAGCAACTGCAGCATTAAACAAACTACGAGCATTAACCGGGCATTTGCATGGTTTTAGTGAGTGGTTTGAAGATAAGTTTGCTGAGCAGATGCCAATTGAAGAATTTGATGAAAATGGTAAAGAAACAGAACAATATCTAAGCGCTTATAACAAAATGCAGGTCCTTCGAAATGAACAACGAAAGATCTGGAATTTGAATTGGAAACACCAGAAAAGTAAGGTCAAAGTTGTTTTCTTATCTGCTACGCCATTTAGCTATCACTTTTCACTTGATTGGGCGGAAGGCTATTTATTTGATTATATGTCTCCTTCAGTATCTGTTGATGACCAAGGTAATTTAGCTGAAGGCTTTAGTAAGGCTCGAGAGCACTTCTATATGGGAAATCTTGGATATCGAAAGCGATATGGTAAGTTGACGCGACCAGAAGCTAAGGTGGATACAGGTGTACTTGAAAGACAGTTCGCCGAAAATCTTAAAAACACTGGTGCTATGTCTGGGCGGGATTTAGAAGTAAATTTTGACTATGATCGTAAATTCATTCTAATTGGCTCTCGTGTTGGTGAACTTATTGATGAAGGTTTAACTTATCTTCGCAATGGTTATAAAGAAATAGAAGGGCACAAAACACGAACTTTTGAAGAATGGGCTGCTCAGACTGGTAAACCAACAACAGGCTGGGGACGTCATGCATCTATGCAAGAATATGATCGGCTATTTACTGGCAACCGATTTAAAAACATATACGAAATTATTGCAAAACGCTTTGATTACTTAGCAAGACGCCGTTTGTTAGAAGCTATTAAAGCTGAAGCTTGTGTTGATATGGTGAAAAAGCACTTAGCATTAGGTCGTAAAGTAGTAATTTTTCATGACTATAACGAGGGCGGTGGTTTTGCACCTTTCTTGATTAGTAAGCTTGATATCGAAAAATATGAAAGCCCACTTAGAGAAGATATTGAGCTTGAATATAATGCATTCAAAGAAAATAGACCGGATCTAGTAAATCTCAATCTTGATTATGATTCACCTGTTGAAACTTTAAAGAATGCATTTCCTAATGCTCTTTTATTTAATGGCCGTCTTTCAAAGCAACAACGTGAAACTAATGTAGCGTTATTTAATACTGATGATAGCGGGCACGATATTCTCATTCTGCAGTCAGATGCTGGTTCTACTGGGATTAGCTTGCATGATACAACTGGTAAACACCAGCGAGTACTCATTAATATTGGTCAACCAACAAAGCCAGCCAAGTTGAGACAGACGGAAGGGCGTATCTATCGAACTGGACAAGCATCAAATGCTATTCAGAGATACTTGACTACTGGTACTGCATGGGAACGGGCTGCATTTGCAGACACGATTGCTGGACGCGCAGAAACAGTAGATAACTTTGCAAAAGGTGCTGATGCTGTAGTAAGTATCAAAGAAGCGTTAATTCAGGCTTATGAAGAAGCTAAATATGAAGAGCCAAGTCTAAATGATGGTATTGGCGGTAAAGCATATGATGAAGAAAATGCCCGCATTGCTAAGTTAACACCATTTGATCAAGCACTCACATTCTACTATACCAAAGGCAAACGTTCTGAAAGTCGTGATAACCGCGAAGGTAAGGAATGGTATGCAACGCCTGAACCTCTAGGATTCAAAATGATTGAATGGGCAGGGGTACACACTGGCGATTCTGTGCTTGAACCTAGTGCTGGTGATGGTGCTATTGGTCGTTTTGTTCCTCAGGATGTAGAGTTGACAATGATTGAACCGACTGAGTCTTTAGCTAGTCGTGCTCAAATGGCAAATACAGGTGCTAAAGTAATTGTTGATACATTCGAATCTTTAGAATCATTGAATAAGTACCATGCGATTGTGATGAATCCGCCATTTGGTCATGCTGGCACTTTGGCAATTCAACATATCAAGAAGGCTTTTGGTCATCTTTATGATGGTGGTCGGATTGTGGCCTTGGTACCACGTGGTACGATGGATTCTAAAGTAGACGAATTTATTGAAAGCACACCTGGTGCAATTTTGACAGCTGAAATCTGGTTACCTCAATCAACCTTTAAAAATGCTGGTACCGCAGTTTCTACTCGCATCATCATTATTGAAAAACATGCAGGCTCTAATGATGTTCCAGTAACACGAGAATTAGACTTTACGCACCTTACAAGTGTTGAAGACCTCTTTTCAGAAATTCGTGATATCGCAATGCCTCCTAGAAAACTACGTATTGATGAGCAGCTTGCTAAGTACGATCTTTATGTCAGAACTGAACGTAGCAAGTATGTATTCAATGGCGACGGCGTTGATAAACCTCAGATCAAGAATATCATGCTCAAATTCTGGGGCTCAGAAGTTAATGAGTTTGATGAAATTGTTATGCCATATAACAAGTCTGCTGAAATCATTAAGAAGATTGATGAATTTGAGCAAGAGAATAGTATTAATCTAGCTGCTTAATATAAGTAATAAAAATACGCTCTTGATGAGCGTATTTTTTATGGATTGTTGGATACAGCAAAATTAAATTTATAAATATTATGTCTTTGAATTTCACTTTATTCGGGAATCATTGAACTTGCATATGAACTAATTAAACTTCGTGAGAGTAAAAATTTTTCTCCAACACTTTCAAGAAGATTACCATGATCATCTACACTAAAATGAGCAATATGAGGATCATTAAATAAAAAATCAGGGAATGGATATTTAGCATGAGGATTATGAAAAATATATAAACCATCAAAGATTGATTCTGTATATTCTTCTTTAGGAATTCCTTTGTGGATATCAGGAATTAATGTACTCTCACTTACGTCATCCCTAGTGTAAAGTGCGTTAAAGAAAGTAGTTTTATTTGCTTCAGTTACTTCAGCTAATGCTCGAACTTTCCCCCAAGTTGCATAAGGGTTATAAATTACAGCACTAATATCTTCATACTCTGAAGTAGTAAAGAAACCTAGAGGAATTTCTGCTCCATTATCTTTCTCAATAAAATCCATTCTTTCTCTTGGTAAATAGTTGAGTTTATCGGAAATGGCCTTTTCCTCATTAAGATAAATTCCATAGAGAACAGCAATTAAACCACGATGACCTATAAAGTGGGAATGAGGACGATCAAAAGAATTAAGACCTAAAATAAATGGTTTGCCATTAACATGAGATAAATTTTTATATGATTTTTTAAATTTTTGAGCCTTAGATACAATCGAATTAGCTATTCTAATAATTGATTTTCGATTGAACTCTTTAAAGTCAATTTCAAAATCTAAATATTCACCGCCAAAACCATATGCTGGCAACCCATCTTGTTCTGGATTGGCAATTGTCGCTTCAATACAAAAAGCTGAATTATTTTTGTTACATACAAAGTCAGGCGCATGATGTTTATAGTCTATATCAATATTTTCAGATTTCAGAATTTTATTTAGATATAATTCCCAAAAAGAAGACTCAAAAGTAGTTTGGAATTCTTTTACAAATTTATTATCTCTATCAACAAATCCATTTGCCCAATCTAATAGAACATTCCTTTCAGCATACATTGCTTCATTTAATAACAATTTAAAAATTTTATGCTGTTTTTCGCTTTCAACAATAGGTGTAAATAAATCTAACATTTTTTATTTCTCAAAGAATATTTTTAAATAAAAATTTTAAATTTCATAATACTAAAAAATTATTAAAAATCAAATCTATATGAAAAACTGTAATTAGCGTATTTTCAAAACTTTTTTATCAGTTTTTAATGCTGGAACAAAGCTAATAAGTGTCCTTATTTTTTAATTAATAATAGCTTAATTTTTATAAATTAGTACTTAAACATGTCCAAAGCTTTAGCTTATGCACCAGCTGTTAATACAGCTAAAACAAAGTTGCCCAGTACTGAATCAGATCCTTTCTATGGCTCAATTTCAAAGCATAAATATGCTGAATTTTCACTTTGTGATAAAGATGGTAACCCAGTAGCCTCACCAGTAATTCGTGCTTTGTTGACTGACGGTGATAAAAGTATTGAGAGCCAATGGCAAACTCCATTTGAAAATAGCAATCCAGAACTAAAGATGCCAATGTTGATGGCTAACTTGCAAACTGGGCAAATGCTTCAAGCTGCAGCAACGTTAGGTGAGAATTCACCATTCATTTCAGCATTAAGTGATATGGCATCAGGACCTTTAGCAACAGCTGAAAATGCGCTTAAGAGTGTGGAAGGGCGAACAAATTTAACCAAAGTAAATACAACTCAAGTATTCCTATCTACATCATCAGTACGCCTTAATTTATCAATTTTTTTCTTGGCTTTTAGTGATGCGAGAACAGAAGTTGAAGACAAGATCATGCAATTGGAGGCTTGGAGCGTACCAGTTTCATTATCTTCTGAGTCTACACTGCAGAATGTTGTCAATGATTCAAATACTACTTTAGAAGGCTTGTTTTCAGGTGTCATTCCACCGTTTGTATCTCTTACTACTCACGGCAAAACTTATAAGCCTTTCATTATTGAAAGCGTTTCCGCGCCAATTGTCGCGCCCATTGATGAAAAGGGGAACCGGTTAAGTTTGGCCGTCAATATTAGTTTGTTGAGTCGAACTGCATGGGATTCAAAAGATATTTATTCATTGTATGGAGTCAAATAATGATTACATTTGATCCGGTGCCAATAGGCGAAAGTACTTTTCAAATGCATGAATTGAGTTTTGAGCAATGTCTTAAAATTTCAATCATTGCCCCGAATTTAAATGAAAAAAGACTTTCAGCTTTCGTGAAGTCAGTTTTAGATAATGTGGATCCTTTACTTTTAACAATTCAAGAGCGGTATTTATTGCTACTTAAGTATCTTGAGAAACAAAGTAATACTATGTTGGAGGTGAACACTGACTGGTCTAAAGTTTTCCTTCAATCAGAAAATAATTGGAAAACTGAAACTACGCAAAATGGAATTACGGTTAGACAGCTTATTGGAATGGAAGCGGAATTCTTAGAGGCAAATTGTAAGAATGTCGCTGAATGGATTGCCTGTATGATGGCATTTCAGTTGAGTTATTCTAATCATGAACACTTGGCTTTATTGCCGGATAGAACAAACCCTCAATTATTTGAAGAACAATTTAAGCAGCGGCTAGATTTCATTAAGAAAATGCCAGCTAGTGATTTTGATTTGTGCTATCAAGACTTTAATAATTTAAACAATGAGTTATTTACACATTTACGGTTAAGCGTTGATAACCACGGTATTTTAGTGGAAAGAGGTGCAGATGACGCGCCTGCACGATTTCGCACCGCTTCCATCTTTACAGGAATCATCAAAGAGTTGGACCGATCTTTTGCTTGAGACAGCAAGTAGTATTTCTGAAAACTGCCCAATGCCTTTATCGGATGCATTAAAAATGCCTTTGAGTTTTGAAAGTACTTACTTCAATTCATCAGCATGGGAAAACCGCAAGAAGTATTTAGAAAATGAAATTGAACGTCACAACGTATTCTTAAAATTAGGTCAAGAAGTCATTAAGGGATTAAATGCCCTAGCAAGTAGAGGCCGATAGTTTTCATGTAGAAAAGTCTGATTAATTCAGACTTTTTTCGTGCTTTGTATTTGGAACCATACTCTATTTAGAACAATAACACTTGCAAAAATAGCTCCAAATGAAACGTGGGGAATAGGTCATGTCTGATCATCAGGCAATTGAAGTCACAGTCACAACTTTTGCTAATAAAACTACCTTCTGGAGTGGTTTAGCAAGCGCATTTGGTTCTTTAACTTCAATTAATTGGTTGAGCTATACAGGTGCAATAGTGGCTGTTGTTGGCCTATTCATAAGTTTCATTTTTCAGTGGAGACGTGACCGCAGAGAACGTAAAGAAAGTGAATTACGTGAAAAAGAAAGCGAATTACGAATCAAAGCTTTAGAAGCTCTAGAGCAAGATAATTTACGAAAGAGGAAAGATGAATGAAGTTAATTGAAAACAATGCTTGGCAGTATCTATCTGTTAAGTTACCCGCCGTAGGTGCATTCATCATGCTAATTTTATTGCCAGCACTACAATGGGGTGTTGATTATGAAGTTATTCCTGAAAAATATCATGCATTTGTTACTGGTACTTTGATGCTTGTTCTGTCATGGATTGGAAAGAAAATTTCTCAACCACGACTTAATGGCCCGCAATTAACAGGCCAGTTAGTAGGGATCAATTCTTTATTGAATATCCCAACACCAACAAAGCCTGATGAATTAGCTTGGATTGCAGAAGCAAAAAAGCATCTTGGCCTTCAAGAAATACCTGGTAAACAGCATAACCCAACTATTTTAAAATGGCTCTCGGAGCTAAAGGCTTGGTGGGCTGACGATGAAACGGCTTGGTGTGGGACCTTCGTTGCACATTGCTTGAAATCAGCTGGAATTGCTTATCCTAAGCATTGGTACCGTGCATTGGATTATGTGAATTATGGTACAAAATTAGCTAAACCCGCTTACGGTTGTGTAGCTATTAAAACTCGAAAGGGTGGTGGGCATGTTTGTTTTGTAGTTGGCCGTGACAAAAAGTCTGGAAAGTTAGTATGCCTTGGAGGCAATCAGTCAAATAAAGTTTGTTATGCACTTTATAATGACTCTGACTTTCAAGAATTCAGATGGTATGGTCGTACAACTCAACCAGCAAGTAAGCGTTATACATTGCCACAATTAAAAGGCGTAACAGCTACTAGGGTTTTGGAAGCCTAATGAAGTTACTGTTACTGAGCTTTCTTTTATGTGGCTGTACGGCCCATACAATAAATAGCAACGTAAACGTATCTATTTGCGTTAAAGCACTTTAAAAAAAGCCCTGAATATTCAGGGCTTTTTTATTAATTATTTATTTCTGCATCGTAGACTGTTTTTAAAGAGGCTTTTAGAGCTTCATCATTTGTACTATCAATGAATTTCCTCATTTTCTCTTTGTATTCAAGGTGTCTAGCTTTATATTTTACAAGTAAGTATGAAAATTCAGCTTGCTTATAATTTGGGTCCTTCTTATTTTCTGGTTTGTTCAGCTCTACTTTTAGAACCTCTGCCACATAGTCATAGCACCTATTAATCGAAGTGACATCTTTCCCTTGTAATGCAAGTAACTGACATCTAAATGTAAGTCGTGCTGTGTCATTTGGTTTCTCTACTAGCTGCTTATCATTTAAGGCGTGAGCTTTATCATAGTCATTCAAAATCATATATATATTCATCTGAAGAAGCTCACGTTTTCGCTTATCTGTGATTTTATCGACCTCAGGAAGTATCTCTCGCATATGCTTTTGAAAGACTTCTTTATCTTCCATAGAGTATTTTTGAACGTACTCATTATGTTTATTAATAATTTTCTGATCTTCAGTAGATAAGGCTTTAGGCGCAGGGGTCTCAGTTTTTACTTCAGAATTTTTAGTGTTATCAGATGCATTGCTGCATCCACTTAGAAGTGCTGAGCCAATGATAAATAGGGTTAAATACTTTTTCATGCTTTACGTCTTGCCGCCGAAGTTATTGTAAACTCATAAGTTACGTCTGGGGGAGAAGTTACGACTACACCGCCATCAAATTTCGCATCATATTTCATTGTAAGCTTTGCCTTAATTACTTCTAAGTCTGGTGCGGGTAGCTTAATCTCGCAACTACCTACAGGTTGTTTATCATTTGCAGTATTCCAGTACCCTTTACCGACTTTTAAAGTGATCGTGTCACTTATCTGTTTATCTTTCTTAAATAAGCGAAGCACAGCACGCGGGATGATTGTTGCATCAGCTCTAACAGTAGGTGGTAATAGGGTTGCAGTTACAAAGAGTTGATCTTTTTTGACTCGGTGGGTTACTTCAAAGTTACAAGCGCCCGATACTATTTGTGACATTACACCAAATAAGTTTGTTCTATCTTGATCGTATGGCATTAACATCGTTTTGAATGGGACCATTGTTGTTTTATTTTGTTCTATGTAGTAATTCTCGTACTCATCTTTTACAAAGCTGTCTGTTGTTGGTTGTTTTTGAGACATTGGGGCTGGTGATGAATTAGCAGCAGAAGATGCGGATCCACCGCCGTTGTCTTGAACGACCAAATGTTGTTTAGGTAGAAGCTTACAACCACATGAAAGAGAGTCATTAACACGAGCTGCAGCTTTACCGAAAATCTGCATATTCGGATCGCCAGATACAATCGTTGCGACAATTTTATGTGTTGGGCAGGTTGCTTTATCACCGACACAAGCAACGGCAATGCCATCAATTAGAAACAAACTGTTCCCTGAAATTACTTGGCCGCCTCCTGTGGTGGGGCAGCCGATTGTTATATATGGGGTTGCCAA